ATTAACAAGTTCAATACCCTATAGCCTGCATAGTTTCATTTATGGTGGTGCCAAGTGTGCGGGCATGGGGGTTTAGTCTAATATATTCTCCTTGTTGGGCGACTACCCCCTCCGACAACAGTGCATGCATTACGTCTCTGTCTATATCGTCTTTATGAATACCCAACAAAAATTTTTTAGCTCTTTCGAATACAATTTTCTCAACTGTTTCAATAACTTTGCCACTGAGTACTCTATATATTGGGGACTTTTTCTCCAAACATATTATATTTCTCCAAATGTATTCTCTTAAAGTATTTTCATCCCTGATATCATCAATATCTATTGAATTACTAATAATCAAATTTATATAAAAAGGCGATTTTAATAAATCCACATATGAATTCATCTTATACATTTTATGTATAAGCGGATATTTCTTCATAATCAAAGCAAGTTCATTTTCTGTTATATCTCCAACTTCATAAATTTTTATTGAGAAATTTGTTTCTAGTTTTATAAAAGCATTTTTATCACTTGTTCTACATGAAGTTACTATATACACATATTGATACTTCGTCGCCATATCATATAAATACTGTAATAATTCAAATTTTGTTTTTGCACAGTCCGCAATAAACTCAAGGGCATCAATAAAGAAGATTAGTTTCTTTCCATTAAGACACTCTAAAACATCTTGGATACAACAATCCCAAATGTTATCGATATGACTTTCTTCCACGAATCTTTCGGCACGAGCATATAAAACCAATTCTTGATTTTCAACATATTTTTTACATAAAACCGATTTACCGCTACCAGCACCACCTTGTATTGAAATATATCGCTCATTGTCTTTTATTATAGTTTTAAGAAATTCATTTCTATCGATTTCATATTCTCCGTTAATTAATCCCTCTATAGCTCTTAATCCTGAAGCACTAAGTTCCAATGCACCTTTAAACTCTCTGATATTAATATTAAAGTTGTCAAACTCATCTTTTAACACCTTATATAGTTTTTTCTGAAAATTAAGGTCATTTTGCGCTTTAGTTATAATATCGTTTGTAGTAATCAAATTATCTTTAATAGTAAATGAGATACTCCCAATTTGATTATCACCACTATATTCTTTTATCTTATCAATACTATTATTACTCAGTACAAAAAACACGATATTCTTTAAAGCTGAATATTTTTTATCTTTTGAATCCCTTATTTTTTCCAATGTGCTTTTTATTTTTGTTGGTACATCTTGAGCAGTACTTACTTGTACTAAAAGTTCTCTATTTTCTGATATTAAATCTACATATGGATACGTTGCTCTCTCAGTATTCAAATTACTAAACTTTTGTCCAAACCAAACAATACACACCTCAACAGCAAATAACTCAAACATTTTAGCAGCATCAAATAATCCGTTTTTATTTGCCATTTTAATTTTTTCTTCATATGATGTCATATATTCAGTTATTAAATCCATTCTTTCGTTTGAGTGCAACATATCTTTAATGCTCCTAATCTATTATCCTCTTTTGACATTTACTGAATTTTTTGTATTATCATATCCAACTAATATTTCTAATACCCAAATCTATTTCATTTGCCTATTTAACTCTTCTTTGTCTCCGCTTCTAATTTGAGCAAATTATTTAAACCTACTGCCCCCAAAGTCTGCAACTGTTGTACCGCCAACTGCCGAAGCAATTCCATTCTCTCCTTTTGTTTCTTTCCTTGATTAATCAAAACGGCATTATAACTTTCCAAATTTGCAAGCACTAGCAATTGATTCAGCGTTGCCATGTCCCGCATATTTCCTTTCACCGTTGGATTTTCATCTTTCCATTGCTTCGCTGTCTTTCCAAACAAGACAACGTTCAACATATCTGCTTCATTAGCATAAGTATAAGCCACCTGTGCAGGCGTTAATTCTGGCGGAATCAAATTGTCCTTAATCGCATCCGTATGTATCCTGTAATTCAATTTAGAAATTTCTCTATTCAAATTCCAGCTCAAAGATAATCGACTATTCTCATCGGTCTTTAATCTCCTGTAGTCTTTCATAATATACAATTGAAATTCAGGTGAAATCCAAGTTGCAAAAGACATAGCAATATCACTATGAGCATATGTTCCACCATAACGTCCTGCTTTTGAAACAATACCAATTGCATCTGTAGCATCTATCCACTTCTTTGGCGACATTGTAAATGCGTTTGCTCCGGCCTGCTTTCTAAACCCCTCGAATTCGAGGGGTTTAAAATCTGGATTATGAAGCCTTTCCCATAATCCCAGAAATTCTATCACATCTCGATTTCTCATCCAATTTTGAATAACCGCTGTTGGGTCATCACTTTTATACCTTGCAATATCTGTTAATGAAATAAATTCATTTTCAAAATCCTGCGTATAAATTCCGATATTTATCCCATTAGCATGAATTGTTTCTTTAATTACCTTTACCATTGTACCCCCCTCAACTATACCCAGTATTTTCTTATTGTTACTGACACATTATTTAAAATCCTTTACTTCTTTACTTTCACCTTCCCCAATATGCTTCAATATGGAATTTAACGCAACCCGGATAAACATATAAATATTTTCTGCATACCATTTTATACAATTCCAGTATTTTTTCATCGCACGCAAAATCCAGTAAATAATCAAGCAAATGTGATAGTTCATTTTCTGATACTGTTCTACTGCACAAATCATCAACCAAGGGCAAATAAATCTCATAGGCATTTTGATGTATTTAAACTATTGGTTCTGTAATCTGAAATATATTTTCATCCATCAAATCACTCCAAAATATTTAAGTGTATCTGTTATTGCTTCTATCTGTTCTTTTGGTGGACATTTTCTCGGTTGCTTCAATTCCTCTGTCGCATTAGGAGCATCATACAGGGGCAAACCTAAAGGCCTCCTTACCTCCGCAATATAAGCAGTATGTACCTTAAATCCATATTTCTTTTCAACATATTCCTGTATCATTTTATATGTGATTTTCGGCTTTGGCTAATATTTCTTTGCACGCTCTGCAATCGCGTCTAAAGGTACTTTCCCTTCACCTTCTCCAAATTCAATCTTTACGTTGATATGACTGTCTGGTGATTTGTGGGACAAAAGTACAATGGTCTCCGTATGCGGTGAAAGTTACTTCTTATACTAAATAGCAAAACCGGAGTCTTTTGCCGAATTGTTTATATTCGCTTAGGGGGGGATAATCTTTACCCCTCTTACAAACTACTCGTCCACACTCTCTGATGGAAATGCCCATTTGATAGCTGTAATTAACCAAAACAAGTAAACTACCATCAAACAATTATTCTTTCTAAATACTTTACTATCACTGAGTCCGTGTGCAATTTTATTTCGTAGATTTTTCCCTAACTGCTCTACCATCACAAACTCTATCATAAATAACAAATTCTCGTCCAAAGATTCTCGAACAAAATCCTGTCTCAAAAAATCATTGAAATTCTGCTCATGTTGAAGTCCATTATTTTTTAATGAAGTGGTTGGAAATCCACCCCATTCAAAGAACGTTCTAAAATAACTTTCAAATTGTGGTACAAGTACATGTAATGCGGATACATAGTCATCTTCAAAGAACCGATTTATTCCCACAGCAATAACTTCTTTTTGCGTTTCATCCATATACTCTGTCTCACAAATTCTATCAATAACCATCTGAGCAGTAAGCCCCATATCAATCATTTTGCTCCAAATGAAACTTACAACCGTAGAAAACATAACTTCCAATTCAATTCCATAATTTTGGAATGTAAGATGCTTTACAACATCATCGTCATCCTGCGTTGAGAATACCTTTCTGTTGCCTTCGATATGACCGAAATCCACTAATTTATATAAGGGATTTTTAGCTTGTTCAGTCGCTTGAAGCACAATCTTTTCTTTATTTATAATGAAATCACTGCTGTGACTTACTGTTGCAAAAGTGTCCTCAATACTTTCCTTAAAAAAGTCTTTTGTTTCCTTTTCCAATTGCTCCAAAGGAACACTTTGAGTTGTAGAAATAGTTTTGAATTCTCCAGAACTTCCAGCATCCTTAAAAGCATTTTTAATTTTCACTTTAAGATGATATACTTTTTCTCGCTCCCCAATATTGGCGTAATGTTTCGCAGCCAATTGATAAAACTCTGCTTTTACTAAATTGGAGTTTCCCTCTTTATCTGCATCTAACTCATACGATTCCCCTATTTTTAATAACACCGCATCAATTTCATCCTGTCTTTTTAAGATTTTCAGCCACTCCATATAATTCGGACAACAATTTCTATAAAGCGTATAATCGCCTCTCTGAAAATAATAATCCGACATTTCTTCGATTATATTAACAAATTTTTCTTGCGTCTCAGCCTTAATAAAATCATTTTTGTTTTTCGCAATATTTCCTGCTACTATTCTTGATATCGACAATAAATAGAGATAGTCTTCTTGTGAATAATCCCTTGAAATCAATTCATCAACTACACCATCCAATTTCTGAATAATATCTTTGTTAGAAAAAGACAAACCCAATTCAAACAATCGGGAAAAACTTACTATACATTCATGCCCCAATATCACATTCTTTAAATGTTCACATAATAACTGGCATATTTGCATTGCATATTTATATTTTTGATTCTTCTCGCAATATTGGAAACAATAATTCGCATATCTTATCTTAGCCGGAACGTTTGTAATCATTTCAAACCTATGCTTATAAAAATCTAAACGTTCTGCCTCAAAGTTGTCAATATCTGGAATTTTTAACCCTTTAGTATATACCGCTTGTGGAAATAAAAACTGTTGCTCTTCATCTCTTTGTTCTAGTGGAATTTCACAACATATAAATAATTGTCCTTCCCATGTTATTAAACGCTTTTTTTCTTCATCTATATCGTCCGTTATAAGTTCTGACAATTCTTTTTGAATTTTATCTAACGATTTATTTATATCATCGAAAATTTCTGTTCCTGCAATAAATTCATCATATTCTCTATACATCATATTTCCTCTTTTTCATGAAATAATCCTAAAATCCTCAAACAACTCATAGTAACTAAGCACTAATATTTTACCACAGACATCTCATTTTTACTATTTGAAAAAGAGCAAGAAAAAAAGCCGATCAGGAATCGCAACTCCCAATCGGCATCTTTTCTTACTCCTCTTCATTTTTACATTCAATCTCCGTTCCATCCAGAAACACTACCAATAATGTTCCATCCTCAAAGACCTTGATGTGGTCCAGCGTTTTCAGCATAAAATCCGTATCCATCTCCGCCAACGGCTCTGCTCCATCGGTGTATTCTATGAACTTCTCTGCCCGATAGCCCTCCAAGAGGTTCTCGCTTTGCAATTGTTCCGTCCACTGCTCCATGAAATCCGCTCGGTTTTCCACCAACGCATTCCAAGCCATCAGATATGCCTTTATCAGTGTTTCTTCCTCTACATGGCGGTTGGCACAACCCATGACTCCTTTGACCTTGTACCGTTCACTGCACTGCCATACCTTACGGTCAACTCCCGTGCTACTCCGCCAGCCTTTCCGTGCAAATACCTTATTGCAGTCTCCGCAAATTATCTTGGATGCAAATGGATTGCTTTCCGGCCGGTGGGAATAGGAGTTTGTCCCATGCTCCTCCAGGTACTTTTTCCTGCGTTTTATTTCAAGCTGTACACATTCCCAAATCCGCTTTGAAATGATGGCATCGTGGTCACCCTCCACATAAAACATCTGAATCTCCCCTTTGTTCTGTGTACGTTTCTTGGTAAGGAAATCCACCGTGTAGCTTTTCTGCAGCAAGGCATCACCTTTGTATTTTTCATTTTCTAACATACTCATTAAGGTTGTAGCCTGCCACTTCGTACCGCCATCCCAATTCTGTACGCCTTCTTTTTCAAAAATACGCTTGATGTAGTCCGTTGTTTTTCCGTCCAGAAATTCATGAAACAACCGCACCACAATCGGTTCCTGCCGCCTGTTGATTATCAACTTGCCATTCTCGTCCGTGTCGTAGCCAAGGAAACGCTTTGTACTCATTTTGTGCTTTCCTGTTTCAAACCTTCTGCGGATTCCCCATGTGCAGTTCTCTGAAATGGATCGGCTCTCGTCCTGTGCTAGTGAGGAAAGAATGGTAAGCAGCACTTCTCCCTTTGCATCGAGGGTATTGATATTTTCCTTTTCAAAAATAATCCCTATCCCCAAATCTTTCAACTCTCGCACATAATTCAAACAGTCCAGCGTATTTCTTGCAAATCGGGAAATGGACTTGGTAATTATCATGTCTATTTTTCCCGCCCTGCAATCAGCAATCATGCGGTTGAATTCATCCCTCTTTTTGGTATTGGTTCCCGAAATCCCTTCATCCGCATAGGTCCCTGCATATTCATAGAGAGGATTCTCACTAATGTAATTCGTGTAATAATTGACCTGATTCTCATAGCTTAATAACTGTTCTTCTTGGTCGGTTGACACTCGGCAGTACGCTGCCATCTTCAATTTCTGCACTGCCTGTGCTGTTCCTGATTCCGCAGTCGAAATCTGCTTTGCTGGTATAACAGTAATGCTTCTTGCCATTTTTAACCACCTCCTCAATCACTGTCTGTTCCATAATGTTCAAGCCCTGCAATTCGGCATCATCAATCCTTATCCCTTTACATGCCTTGACTCCCTTTTCAATGTAGGTGCTGCAGAGCCATTGGATTTTCTTCTTGTAAACTTGTCTGCGCCGGAGCGTTTTTCCGCAGTAAGGGCAAATCAGCATTCCGCTTAAGGGATAGCGGTTCTGGAACTTCATTGTGCTGTCCTGCCCGATATTCCTGTCACGCTTCCGCTGTTCCCGGACTTCCTGCACCTTTTCCCATACCTCTGGCGATACGATTGGCTCGTGATTTTCCGAAATGTAATAACTCTGCACTTCCCCGTTGTTTTTCCTTGTATGGTTTCTTTTGTTTTCAGGTGTGTAATACTTCTGCAGATGGAAATCCCCTTTGTATTTTTCATTGCAAAGCATCCCGTTGATGGTCCCGCTCTCCCATGTGGTTCCCGTTACCGTTTTTACACCTAGGTAATCAAGCAGCTGTCCAATCCTTGACGAGCCGACATTCATCAGATAAAGGTCGAAAGTCAGACTGACAATTTCCGCTTCCTTTCGGTTCACAATCAAATCTCCATATTCGTTTTTGTCATAACCGAGGAAGCGAGATGTGGTAATCATCACTTCCCCTCTCTCAAACTTCTTCCGAATGGACCATTTATTGTTTTCACTCATGCTTCTGCTTTCTTCCTGTGCAAAAGAAGCGAGGACAGCAAGCATCATCTCACCGTCCCCTGACAGAGTGTTAATGTTCTGTTCTTCAAAAAAAATACCGACACCCAGTTCTTTCAGTTCCCTTGCAAACTTTAGAACGGTGACGGTATTTCTTGCAAACCTCGATATGGATTTTGTAACAATTAAATCAATCTCTCCTGCCCTTGCCTTCTCCATCATTCTCTGGAACTGTGGGCGGTTCTCACAATAGCCGGATATGCCCTGATCAGCAAATACTCCGATAAATTCATATTCCGGATTTCCGGTAATCAGTCTCTCATAGGTTTCCATTTGGTTTTCAAGAGAGTCTTCCTGTCTTCTGCTGTCTGTGGAAACTCTGGCATAAGCACATACCCTTTTCTTTTGTAAGACCGAAGCTGGTCGTTTGTTAATCACTTTTATTCGCACGTTACATCACTTCCTTCAAAAAACCTTTTCTGAAACTCCTGAATCCTCCGAAAAATGGCTTGTGCATCCTCTACCTTGTCAAGGCATACCACATCCACATTTTTCTTACTGCAAATCAGAATGAACTCCATAAACTGTTCCCAGTCACGGGCAATCGTGGAAGCCTTCATAGTAACCACCACATCAATTTTCCCTGCTGTAATCTCTGCTTTCAGTCGGATGAATTCTTTTCTGTCTGGGTCGGCTCCTGATGCCTCTTCAAAAAATATCTGCAAATCCCATTTCTGATTCCCGTACTTTTCTTCCAAACGTTTCATTACATCCGCCAGATACTTTTCGTAATCTCTGTCACGATGATTCACTCGGCAATAAAAAGCTACTCTGTTTATCGTTCCTGCAATCACCATATAAATAAGTACTCCTTTCGTTTTGGATAGTATATAAATCACTCTAAAACCCTATAAAGTCAAGCAACTCTGCTGTTTCCACCCTACTTATTTTCACCCTGTCCAAACTTGTCCTCTGGAAAAAAATCAGCCAGACAAGAGTTTAAAACTCCCATCTGGCTTCATTGTTAATTAACATCTTGTTACATAATCAAGAGCAATCCATCCTGCTTTGCTTTTCAGTTTTCCCCATCCTTTGGTAGAACCCTGTCCGATTTTTTCTTCCACAATCGTGAACGTACCCTTTCCAGTGTACTTTCCGGTCTTGGCATAATTCGTACCCGGGCCTTTGCGGATGTTCAAGTCATCAATTGCGACACGCACTTTGTATGGTTTGAAGTCCTTATTGGATTCGAGTTGCTTCCTATAAGAAACATATTTCTTATTCGTTGTGATATAGCCACCGGATTTAAGGCGATACCACTCACCATCAGCACTAATGCCTGTGACCGTATAAACACCGCCGTATACTACCTGTGACACATTATCCCCCATCACTGGAGTCTTTCTCACATTCAAACCATCGGAGCCTTTGTAAATGACTTCCACATATCCGCTCATATCCTTAACGGCCTGAGTGGTATCTGCAGAGATAGATGTTCCTATAATCTTATTCAATATAGTAAGGATTTTTTCACCGTACCCTGCTCCGGCTGCCCAACCGATGCCTTTTGGATTTTCCTGTATGCCAAGCCACTCCACATACGGTGCAGAACCTCTTGTTACATATTTAAAACGTGAATCGATATTCTCATTCTTCAGAGCATCTGTAGAAGCATAGGCTTTCAGATGCTGAATCTGACAACGGATACCAAGCTGTGGTGTATCAAAAGACAATCCCTTCATGCCATTCTGGGTGACGCCCATTCCGGCAAAGTTGTTCTGATCCAAAGTCACCGCAGACTGCGAGAAACCAAAGTTTCCGGTTTCCAGACAGGACTGTGCAAAAGCGATGTCACCACGTACCCCTTCTTCATTTCCTTCTGAAAGATAGAATGGAATCATATCAATCACAGACTGTTCTACGTTTGCATTGACCTTTTTGATATATTCCTGCATCTGCTTTGCGGTTGCTACGGCAATTCCCATGATAGCTGTTTTCCCGGTATCAGAAGATGATGTTCCTTCCATCGCAGCTTTCACATCTTTGCGGAAACCATCCATTGTGTAAGAAAGACCCAGACCATTCCAGAGATGTTCCGGGTCTCCGTGGTTAGAAGCAATCCCTCTTTTGTATCCTTCCCTATGGCTTAAAATTACGCCATCCGCAGTCGGGTTCAGATTATGCTTTTTACAAAGCATCGCAAACAACTCAACCGCTGACTGATAGGTTCTTTTTACAACTGCTTTGGCTGTAGCCTTATCGGAGCAGGTAAAAGAGGAACCGCCCGTATATTTGATGCAAGCTGGCTCACACATTTCAACCCCGATGTGGGTATTATTTCCGCTACCCTTACTTCCAGAAGCACAATGCCAGCCACGATAATTCCAAGGAAGCGTCTGATAGACTGTTCCATCATTGCCATCAATAAACGCATGAACACAAGCGTTATCATAACTAGCACTGTTCCATGAATTAAGAAAGACCGATGCCTTTGGCTGTGGACACCCCACAGAATGAAGCATCAGTCCTTTTACTGTAATCTTCTTCCCGGCTTTATAGCACGGATTCTTTGTCAAAATTGATTCAACTAATTTCATTTGCTACCTTCCTTTCCGCTAAAAGAAACAGACACCTCTCGGTGCCTGCTATTTTTTGCTGTCCTTTTCATCCTTTAACTGCTGCAATACGGATTTCAACTGTTCCGGTACCGGAAGTCCAATCATTGCTACATTCTCTAAGATAGAAATCCCCTCATTCGATAAGTAGAAAAAGATGACTGCGGTACGGAGGACACTGCCATTCTGGATAATATGCGTATCAATGATGTGACCGATTGCTACCAGACAAAAGATTAAAATCTTTTTGAAAATGCCCCGGAAGCCAACCTCACTGGACAATTTCTTTTCTAGAACTGCTACCATGACACCTGTCAGATAATCCACAATGACAAATACCATCAGTGCATAGAGAAACCCGTCAAATCCCCCTAAAAACCAACCAACAAATCCTCCCATTGCTGCCCATGCGTAATGAATAATCTCTGTAAAAACCTTCATGTTAAATGTCCTCTCTTTCATTTTGATATAATTTAAGCCGTGCGTTTCCACATATAGCAGACGATGTACGGCTGTAAATTTGTGTGTGATCCACCACCTCCAGTATTTGCATTTGAACCTTTGGCGGTGACCGTGTGTGAATGTGCGCCTGCACTGGTTGTTGCTTTATTTGATAGTGCGGTGTAGCCAGAAGAAGCATCCACCACAACCCTGCTGCTACTGGAACCAGACCATGTCGTTTTCTGTAAGTTCAAGTTATGGGTATGTGCTCCTGTACTATTTGTGGTTGCAGAACTACCCGTAAATGTATGGGTATGAGCAGGTATCTGCGATGTGGTTAGTGTTACTGTAGATGCACCGCCTGTCTTTTCCACTGTAGAGAAATTGGTGTCGGAAGTATTGATACCGACCGGAACTCGTCCGCTTCCCCATGCCACCCATGTTCCACCAAAATAAGTAGAAGGGTTGGTGGAATTAACACTCATATAAATGCTTCCAACTGGATACACCGTAGCAGCCAGACTCTGAATATAATCTTTCAAAAGTTTTCCATACACTTTTACATCCCAATCTTCGGAAACTTCAAACAAGTTATCGGTTTCTGCTACCTTCCCGACCGCTACCCCTTTACCGCCAGCCTTAAAGTCCATGACTACTGCTGCGGTTGAAACAATATCCTGTATGGACACCAAGGTGAATGCATCGGCCAACGTATACTTGATATCGTAGGAAGTTTCCGTAGAAATCGCTCCACCGCCAAATACTACCGCCGTTCCCGAAGAAAAAGCGACCCCTGCAGAAGTCCAGGATGTCGCTGATGATTGTTTATATTGAATCGAACCTGTTACTGTATTTTTACTGCTGCAGGTCGAATAAGAAAAAGAAACTAAACCTCTTACATAGGTTCCCTCATCATCCACCGTACCACCACTTGTACATCGTTGGCTCAAGTAACTTGTAAAACTTGGCGGTGAATAAGCCTGTACCGTAATCGAAACAGTCGCAGCAGAAGAAACCCTTCCTCGTGAATCAGTCACGGTTGCTGTAAAGGTTATCGTACCGGATGAATTTAAAAATCCGGTTGTAAAGCTGGAAGAGGTACTTGTAAATCCCCCACCAGAAATCGAATAGGAAGAAATGGTTGAACCATAACTTCCGGCTGCCCCATTGATGGTGAGCGTCACCTTCGATTTTGTTTGTACATAAATGCCCCACGAACTTGGAACATCTCCGTCCACTCTCGTTGCTGTCAGACTGGTAATGGTCGGTTTCACTGAGGACGGAACAGTAAGAGTAAGCGTACAAGTCTTACTTCCGATTTTGGTACTGCCGTTATAGGTTGCACAGGTGATCGTGCAGGTTCCTGTCAGAGCATTCGGTATCTGGTTTGCCAAATCAAGTGATGGTGTCCAAGATACTGACGTGGACGTTGTCTTTGTAGCAATCGTTCCTGTCGCACTACCAAAGACATAGGTGAGTGTATGCGTAAAGGAGGAAGATGCTCTGGTAATTGTAATCGTGCTGGCAGAACCCATATTTACGCTAGTTGCAGATACACTCGATGCTCTTGGAATAGTATCCAAGGTTACTGTAGCACTTGCAGAAATGGAATCGTAATACGTTCCACCTAATGTTGCCTGTATATAAAAAACGGAACTGATCGCAATGCTCTTACTACCATCACTATCATGCGTAACAGTCTGAGTGAGTGATCCCAATAAATGTGTCCCGGTACTGCTGATAGACGGTGAAGTATACGTCTGTTTCGTTCCGGCAATCATTGTATAGTTCGTGGAACGACTGCTGATGCTCAAACTCCAGTCATTCACCAGATACATCTTTGCCGTGATGGTACTAGTATTGGCAGACACATTCTGTGACTGTGACCAGTCAACACGAAGGACATAGTGTCCATCTCTGATGGAACCAGAAAAACTACCACTTGATGCCATGCACTCTCACCTCCTCCTTATGCTGTAGGGTCACGCCATTTAATAGACAAGTTTCCCGACGTTCTTGGCAGAAAGTCAAACCACCCTCTGCTTTCATTGCCGAGAGACAGCTTATTTCTGATTTCAGCATTGGTGATTACCAATATCTGATTGGAAATATACGCAATCCTCTGTCCGTTTTCCTTAAAAGCCAGTTCCTCATTGGAAAGCTCTGCCGTGAAGGCATTTCCTACTTTTCCAAGTTCAATAAGTGCACCTTTGAAACGGATATACTCCTCTAAAAGCGTCTGATTTTCAGATACATTTTCTTTGATTTCATTTGTAATCGCAGTAAAATCCATACGGATTTCGGAACTGTTCTGCGTGATACTCGTCTGGAAATCTTGCTGAATCAGTTCCATCTCCGATTTAGATACATACTCTTCTCGCACAGAAGATGTGATCTGCTCCGAAGTTTTTGTGATTTCGGAATAACACTCTTTCACATTCACCTTCAGAGCTTCTAAATCTTCGACTGCCTGCTCATAATCCTCAAAGCTCTGGAAGCTCGCTTGACAAGAGGTGATAATTGCCATTTCTACCACCTCCCGTTAATTTGAAACATCACACTGCAAAGTTACAAGGCTGTCGATATCTGCTGCAGATAAATAAATTACTTTTCCGGTCTTATCAAATTCTACGGTATTTCCATCCTTGTCCTGCATATACCATGAATAAGTAAGACTCTGCGTTTCCATAGACTCCTGCCAAGTCCCGCTGTAGTCCATCAATGTTACTGTTTGATTTTCATGGTCTATCTTGTACCAGTAGTCCCCATTACTTGGGGATGTAGGTGCTGTTTCACTGATTGGACCAAGAAGTGGATCAACTTCTTTCTGATTCGTCCGCACAATCACGTAAGGAACAACTCCCCCCTGATTGTTCTTTACCGTAAAACCGCCAATCGAAAGCATCTCCGACACATACGGGTCTGATTTATCTTCTACGGTAATCACATCCACGTAGGATTTACTGTTATAAGTCATGGTGCATCGGTAAGACTGAATATTTACAATATCAGAACCGTAAACCGTAAGTGTGGTTGATGTTGCTCCACTAATGTTCGTCCATGTACCATTCACATATTTCGCCCACTGATAAGTGGCACTCGTGATGGCTGTCGTTCCGCTGTAGGCAGAAGTTGCAAGGATCAAGGAACCAGATTGGTTAACTACGATAGTTCCATTCGGTGCATAAACAGAAAAAACAACGGCATTCGTTCCGTTGCTTCCATTGCTACCCTTATTTGATTTTGTCCATCCAAACTTTTTCACGACAGACTTACCGGAAATGGTAAAGGTAAGATCAATCGTTCCATTTAGTACATCTGCACCGCCAAGTGTCGCGCCGGAGGCAACGGTCAGAACTAAAGAACCTGTTGCTGTAGCTGTCGCAGCAGTGTTGGTTTTCACCGTCATTCCAGTTGGAAGTATCCCTACCGCACAAGTGCAAGCAGTCTGTGTAATTCCCACATACCCTGCAAATGGAATGGTGATGGTAAGTTCTTCAGCTACTGCTCCGGCAGCGGTACAGGCAATGGTCTGAGCTTCATTTCCAAGAATAATGGAAAGTCCGCCTGTTCCGACACTACCCGAAGCCCCTTGCTCCCCTTTCGCACCATCATACATTTTTGTAATGGTAATGGTATCATAGACATCTGCATCGTCCGTTACCAGCTTGATCTGCGCTACATTATTTACGAATACATCATGGGCAGGTTTTACTACCAACGTTCCACTGGTGACATTACTGTTATCCGTAGTGGTTGGATAATCCGTCCATGTACCGGAACTGTTTTTATACTGCCACTTGCTGATGGTCACGCCCTGTACCTGTGCAGTAAGGATTGCCTGCGTAGCACCCACCAGAGCAGAACTGGTATTATACTTAAACACATAGGTATCTGCAGTCACATAAGCCAGTCTGGCATTTTCTGCATTTTTTACCAAAGTGTAGGTGATATCTGCAGAAATATTGACGGTGTTCTTCGTTTCCGAATCGTAATAACTAATATAGCAGATATAAGTAATCATGCCAGAGGAAGATGATGCCAGCATATCTTTGCTTACCGTAAGAATACCACCCGATGCACTCTCTCCGGATGCAAGAGATGCTTCTGCACTAGTTCCATCTTTTCGTTTCCATGTAATCGTAAGGCCAGATGCATTTAGCGCCACGTTGGTCTGGTCTAAGAAAATGACCGGAGTCAGCACAAGATTTGTGGTTGCCCAGCTTGGAGCATACGTGTGTGGCAGCACGTTTGGATCCTCACTCTGCGTCTTTGGCAGATTGGAAGTAATATAAGCCGACAGCTTTCGCTGATCCGTAATGTCAACGAAGGTCTGCTGGCTGGAAGTTAGAACTGTAGCCATGTATATACCCTCCTAATTTATTTTATAATGAAGAAACCTTCTTTATCTATTTGATATATTCCATCATTTACGACATTGATAGAATATCCTCGTTTCTTTTCTTCTTCATGCATGCGTTTCCATTCCAACGCCTGTCTATGAATTTCTTCCTTCATTTTTAACCATTCTTCATCTCTAACAATTTTCTCCATTTTTGTACCTCCTGTATTAAAAAATTTTTCATTATATAACGTAATGAAAACAGGAAAAAGTACAAAAATTTTCAAATTTTATAAATTTATTTCACAATAAAAGGATGCGTTGTCATGCACATCCTCCGTAGTAATGATGACTGATTTCATTCCAATGTGCTGGCTGTCCCAATCAGCATCAGCAGTCTCATTGTTTGATTTTCTATGCCAGATGAAGCAGGAAACATCCAACGTATCGGTGATATCCTTATCCCAGGAATAGACCTTACACCGCATGGTACTCTGCTGTCCTTTATCACGGAAAATGTTCACGCCATCCACCACAAGTTCTGTCCGGTACATCTTGGAATTATTGATGTCATCCACCTTCCCGGAGATGTTCTCAATCTTCACGGTCTGTCCCAAGATATCCTGTTCCAGAGAAGTCAGATTGTCATTCTGTTTTGCAGAAATGGAACTCAGCGTGACACCGCTTGCACCAATGGTGATGGTGTTCCCGGACGGGTTCAGATAATCTTTCGTCTTCTCAACACATAGATACCTGCCATCAATCCCATGTGGCGGTGACTTGCAGTACACATACTGCCTTGCCCGGATATCCCCGATGTCGGCTCCGGTATCAGACTCATCTACAATGGTAAGTTCCATACTGGTGATGCCTTTGGCAAGTTCTGCGATTCTGGCTTTGGATTTCGTCAGAAGATTTCCCGGTACGGTCACATCCTCCCAAATTTCCGTAGTCCAAATCCAGCCGATCTCTTCCACGGCTTCTTCATCATACACATAGTTCACACCACCGTTGACTCCGGCAATGCTGACTCGCTCATCGGTTTCTGTTTCATTTCTCTCTTCATCGGTAACGGTGATCTTTGCTCCCAAAGGGATAAGGGCTGTGTAACGTTCTGTATGATCCCGGTTGATTTTCACATCCAGAAGGTTCTTTCCATACTCCACAGTCTGTAAAGAATAAGCAGTATAATCAGAAAGATAATCCAGCACTTTCCCTTCATCGGTGTATCGCACCCGCAGATAACCTCCGTGGGTTTTGATTAGCTTTTCTTTAATCGCATCCAACGTCACGGAATACTCCGAATTGCTGTATGCGATATAATCATTTTCATCTGTGACCGTCACTTCTCCAATGGTGAACTGCTTCTTTTCTTCTACAGATTTGTTATGTTCTGTTACGAACAATTCCAGAAGTCCCCGGAGCGTTCCTTTATATTCATAAGGCGGTTGAAGGGTATCTTTCAGATAGGCAAGTGCTGATTCACAAGTCCATGTATGGCTGTTGTAGAAATCACTGCCATCGTCAAGCGCACGTCCTTCAAACACCGTAACTTTTCCTTTTTTGCATTCGATGACTGAAGCCATCGGTTTGATGCTATCCAAATATGGATGATTGAACGGTGCAGACAGAGTCAGACTGTCGATATTTTCCGCATCCTCATTTATCTGTGCCTGCGTAATTGCAAGTTTGGATAAGTGTGGATGATAGAAAATCGCACCATCCACATAGATGCGAAATAAACTCATAGCCTACCCTCCCTGTATCGAAATGTGGTTGTTCCGGTTCCTGTAACCGTAAGTGTATTTTTTCCTTCCTGTAGTTCCATCTCCGGAAACTCCCATATCCCGGCACTGACGGATTTCTGAAACGTATCTTCTCCAACCTTCCATGAAAAGGCAGTCTCCGCAGTCGTTGTGATTACAGGAACTACTGGCATATAGTCATTGGTAAGCGTGACAGTTCCGCTTACCGATACTGCTACGATCGTTTCTTTCGTATGATACAGATAGGCGTCTCCATCCGTGCAGGATAACACCAGCTGCCCTTTATGACTTTTCGGATCATACGTTGGTGAAGCCTCTAAAGTTCCTACCGCATACACATCTGCACTATCGGAACAAATCACTTCACAGAGCCTTCCGGCAAAGCGGTTCACCACTTCACTGACTTTCTGATTAAAGGCTTCTCTTTTTCCCTGCATGGAAAGTGTAATCGTAAAGCTACGAGGCTGATAGGATACACTTCCCAAACTTTCTGTATATCGAATCGGAGAATTTCTTCCCGGAACCACAATCGTATTGGTCTGGGACTGCGGTGTTGGAAAATCAATGTTTTCCCTTATCCATCCCAGACCGTATAATGAAATTCCATTAATGCTTACATCTAAAATCATAAGCTCAACCTCCTGTTCAGCTTCTGTGCCTGTCCCAGCTTATTATCGATTGCCGGAAGCAGATGTCCCACAAGCGTTCCATCTTCCAGGTAGATGCCCTTACTGCTATTGGCAGCGATCACTGCAAGGTACTGTTCCATTGCAGACATATCCAGCCTGCTGGAAAGAATGGACTCCAGATTGTCATAGAATCCTTTCAATGGAAGGATGGCTTCTGCCCCTGCTTCACCGCCTGCCATAATATTTGTACCATTCATACCAAACACCGTAGGACTTGTCATGATACCCCCTTCCTTATACCAGTCAATGGACAGCTTTGGCACGGATGGCGGTGCGATAGACAGGGAACCTGAGATTTTGAAATGTGGGAGTTTAATCTTTGGAAGGCTGATTTTCATGTTCTTAAAGAATCCAGTGATCTGATCCACAATCCCTTTAATCTTATTTTTCGCAGCTTCAATCGGAGTCAGAATGGCGTTTTTAATACCGTTCCACACCGATGTTGCTGTCGATTTAATTCCGTTAAATACAGAAGTCACGGTACTTTTTACAGAATTAAATACATTCGATACCTTACTCTTAATGCCATCCACCACCGTTGCAATGGTAGATTTGATGGCATTCCATACAGAGGAAACCACGGATTTTACAGCATTAAAAACGGTTGAAACAATGGTCTTTATTCCATTCAATACCGTAGATATTTTTGTACTGATCGCTGTCCAGATAGTGGAAATCACGTTCTGGATTGCTCCCATCACGGTTGAAATCACACTGGATACTGCATGGATGGCAGAAGACACCACGGATTTGATAGCTTCCCATACAGCCATGATGATTTCTTTACAGTTCTCCCAAACAAACTGGAATGGAAGGGTAATGATATCAAATGCTGCCTGCAAAATGGAACCAATCAGCATGACTGCCGTCTGTACTACATTACAGATACCATCCCAAACAGATTTCAGATGTTCCCACAGGCCTAAGAACCATGCTTTCAAGTTCTCCACCATCTGTCCAATCCCGGTACAGATGGTATTCCATAGATTTCCGAACCACTCCGTAATGGCTCCCCAATTTTGAACGATAGCAATAAAAGCAGCAATCGCAGCTGCTACCCCTGCAATAATACCGATGATTGGAAGGAGCGATATATTCAATGCACCCACTGATACTGCTACGGCAGCGATCACGGGGACGAGTGCCGTAAACACAGCAATCAATGCCCCAAGGATAATGACAAAATTCTGTACCGGTCCCGGCAGTTTTTCAAACCAAACGCTGATCGTAGTGATCATTGCCACAAGTGGAGGAATGATGGTATTTGCTAGTTCCATCAGTTTTTCTCCCAGCGGAACCAGCGACTGCTGCAGTTTTCTGGTATTGGCTTCCATCTGCTGCATCGGTGTAGTTGTGGCATCAAACATCCCTTGTGCAGAGCCTGCCACACTATCATAGGTGCTTCCTACAGAGGTCAGAGAAGTAATGAACTTTAAGTTCCCGTCCTCTGCCATTGTTCCGAAAGCAAGTGCTGCCATATTTAAGGCTTCCTGCTGATTGGTACAGTTACCAATATCTGCAACAATGGAATCGATAACTTCCTTCTGTGTTGCTCCCCCATTCTGCCAAGAAGTAAACAGTTCCTGCGTTTTTGTAGAAAAAGAGCCGATGGACTCTCCAATCGTTCCATCGGCCAATCGTGTTGTGACTTCATTGATGGCATCGTTTACCTTATCCAGGTTATACGCACCATTCTTCAGTCCGTTATCCAAAAGCTGAAAATACTCAGAAGCAGAATATCCTGCCTGTGAGAACTTGCCAGCGTATTCACTTAGGTTATCACCAAGTTCATTCGTCTTATCCAGACCATTCTGCGTACCCTTTACGATGTAATCCATCGCTTCCTGTGCAGTCAGTCCGTACTGCTGCATGAGGGAATTAACACCACGAAGGGTCTCATTCATATCAATACCGTAAAGTTCATCAAGGGTAATTGCCTGCTGGGTCAGATTGGTAAGATCAGTATCGCTTAAATCCCCAAGGTTCTTTTTTACCATAAGGACTGCATCGGCTACGCTTTCCATGCTTTCCCCGATACCTGCTTCATACACAGATTTAATAACGGAAGCGGACTGCTCGGCAGCTTCTCCGGTCTCGCCAAAGTAGGCATTCACTTTTGTGACTGCATTCTCTGCTTCGGTATAGGCATCCATTGCACTTTCACCGATTTCCGTTATTTTATCCCCGACCGCTGATAACTGATCCGCAGCTTCCATAAGGGCAGCACCCTTAGTTGCTTCTGCGATTTCTCCGATATCCTCGGCGGTATCTTCTGCAGCTTCTCCAGCATCTTTCAAATCTTCAATGAGATTTTTGATTGCCGTACCATCATCGACCGTATCCAAAGCATCCCGTAATTCTTTTACATCTGCCTTACCGCCTGTGGCAGCTTTTCCAATTTTATCAATGGCTGTTTTTAATTGGTCGGAACTGGCACTTCCGCTTTTGATGGCAGACACCAGCTTGCTCCCAAGGGCATCTGCATAATCATCTACTTCTGTCCCGGTCGCATCGAACAATTTCTGAAGCCTTTCAGTATTTGTTGCAAGGCTGTCCTGTTCGCTCTGCAGACTGGACAAATCCGCTTTGTACTGATTTAGCTTTCCTCTCGTTTCTTCGATTTCTCGCTGAAACGCCATATATTTTTCTTCTCCGATATCCCCACGTTTGAAGGCATCTGCCACCTGCTCCTGTGCGGACTCCAGAGCTTCCAGTTTCTCTTTGGTCTGACTGACTGCCTGCGAAAGTAACTGCTGCTTCTGTGCGACCAATACGGTATTGGAAGGGTCGAGTTTCAGCAGGCGGTTCACATCATTTAATGCAGACTGAGTTTTGGTAATCGAAGAATTTACACTCTTTAAGGCTTTATCAAGACCAGTGGTATCACCGCCAATCTCAATCGTAATTCCCTTAATTCTGCCTGCCATCGTCTCACCTCCCGTTATATGTAAAAACGCACCCTTTCAGATGCGTCATTAAAACTTATCAAAATCTTCCTGTGTTGCCACTCGGTTATATTTCACGCCATCATTAGCTCTTTCTGTCCACATATCAATGACAAGACCTACGGTCAATAAATCTAAATCCCGGATAGAAATGCCAATCTCTACACTACGCAGAAGGAACAGTGGCGTTGTCATTTCGCGCTCACTTCTGCCAACCCTTTTTTTGCTGCCACATCCGTCATCATGTTCTCTCCCCACAGTTCCAGAATCTGTGGCAGAACTTCATAAATGGAGAACATATCGAACTGATCCAGCCATTCCTCAATGGTAGATGGAATGGAATTGTCCGCATGATATGCCATGATGTAAGCTACATTTTCAAAGATTTCCAAATCCTCAATCTGGAACTCTGCCCCATCATTTTTCTTCCCTTTGTAGGAAGCCTCCAGCTTGGATAAATCCTTAAAAATATCACGTTTGAACTTTGCCCGGTACAAACGTGGAATGGTTGCGGAAGAACGAAATGGCACGTTCTTTCCGCAGATTTCAATTTCTCGTTTGATCATCCCACGCTACCTCCTATTCCTCTGCTGCTTCAGATGCTTCTGTAGCTTCTGCAGGGATATAAACATTCTTATACCAGTCTGCATAAGCTGTATCATCTGTGGTATCTCCGGTACGAGCCTTTACAAGACCATCGGAACGAGGGTCAGCAGTTACAGAAAGTGTTTCTGTTCCCGGTTCGATCGTATCTTCCTTTGTTTCAGATGCGATAGATGGACGGGATGCACTGCAGTTATAAAGGACATGACGGATGGCATTCACATCGCCATCAAACTCAAAGAGCAGGGCGAACTTGACGCTTTCTGTTACCTTACTGTTTTCCACCAGCACACCTTTGGCATCCAATGCTTCCTGTAAGATTTCTGTTCGGAACCATTCCGGGATAAGGGCAATCTCAAGATCACCGCTGTAACCGTTATTGGTAGAAGAACGAAAATATACAATACCATCTGCATAGAATGGACTGGATTCACCTTCCGCATCCAGACTAATGCTGACTGCGCCCGGAATTGCCTTTGGTGTCGCATAGGTAAAAGTGGTCACTCCATCTTTTACTGTTTCTGTCAGCTTCGCAGCATGCACATTTTTCAGATTGTATTTCACTTTATTTCCCATGAACGTTAAACCTCCATTTCATATAAAACTTCATATAATTTCTCGGACTCAATGAAGGTTTCGGTCTTTTCGTAAAACAGTCCATACGCATCCAATACTGCTTCCACCTGTTCTTCCAATTCCGGCATCTTCTTGTCCGTATATAATTCCACATCCAACTGTTTGGCTTTAAAGTAGACTTTTCCGTCTGCTCCAAAGTTGTTACTGCCGGGTGTTACATAGATTAAAAAAGGCGGTTCCGGGGACTCTCCTTCTGCAAAATGGTGATATGCAAAAGGCAGTTCCATACCGCCTATCATGGTTACGATTTCATCAAATGACATTATTTCAGCCCCTTTCGGATTTCTGCTTCCAGTTCTTCGATGGCATACTCCTCTGCCGGGGCAATGTGTGTAATGCCTTCTACTCTGCCACCGCCACGCTTTGCATGTCCTTTTTCCAGAAGATGGGTAAGTCCCGGCTTTGCACGGTTATGAACAGTAACGCTTACTTGACTGCTTTTGTCGATGGTCTTTTTGATCGTCCAGCCTTTTTTGTAACCGCCATAACGTTCCGGGGAACCCGTCTTTGCAATGTCCTTTGCTTCTTTGGAAACGGTATCCACTGCATTTTTTACAATTTCATCCGTGACTTCCTTGTACTCTTCCAAGGCTTCCATGATGGCACTGGACATATTTCCAATGGATATTTTCTTCGCCATACCTATTCCCTCACAATCTTTTTCCCTGTCAGTTTCAGCTTCCGGTGACCGAACTGCACATCATCCACGCAGGTAATGTTATAAAAATGACCGCCAAAGGAAATGCGGTATTCCTTGCTGCTTAGTCCCTCCAGCTTTTTACACCATCGAATGATAAATGTCAGAATATCTTCAGAACGTACAGAAGGTTCTGTGCCATTTTCACTGCCGGATGCCAGATTGACATAGGCAAAGCAGGAATGAAAATCTACCCAGTCGGAGGTATGATTTCCAATCCCGTCCACCACAGTCTTATGTTCCTGCAGTGTGATCCGCTGTCTCATAGACCCGATATCCATCAGAACACCTCCTTGCGTCTGCTTGAAAGAATACATTTCAGAGTCGGAATCAGTTCTTTGATGTCTGTTCCACGTTTTTCATACAGAACCCCTACCGCATACAATACTGCAGTCTTTGCAACATCTGCCTCTTCCATCAGTTCTTTCCGTAAGATATCACCGCACATCCCTTCTGCCGTAGAAAGTAAAGTGAGGATGAGTGTATCTTCATCCTCAAACTCCACCTTCAGATATTCCTTGGCTTCTTCCAAAGTCACAAGCATGAAGATACACCTCCCACAAAAGGCTACTCTTTCATTGTTAGTGTCTTCACTGCTTCTGGAAGAATTAGTTTACCATCTACTCTCTGGCTGGCAAGGAAACCGACCTGTCCAGTTTTAGCGTAAAGCTCATTCAGACGTTTGAAGGAACGTCCCTGTCTGTCTGCAATCCAGTAGTAAGAGAAGTCACCGAATGCCATCGCCTTTGCACCTGCAGCAAGTTCCGGTACAAAAGAAGATGTGTAGTAAGGACGGTTCAAAATCATATCCGGTACACCTGCCTGTACAGATGGCTGCCAGATATAATTTCCATTTCCATCTTTCAACTTACGAAGTGCCTTCACTGTGGAGTCATTCAAAATCCATACTGCTTTCTTTCTGTATGGAGATTTGAGGGAATAGAATAAATCCATGACATCATCAAAAGTGATGTTTGCACCTGCAGTAGTCACACCATCAGAAGCACCGCCAGTCGCATTAAAAATACCAGTCGGTTTTCCAACGCCATCGCCAAGGAAAAATGCTTCTTCTTCCTTACGTCCGATTCGTCTACCGAACTCTTTTGCAATGTAGTTCTCAAGGTTGAATACATTGTCGTTTAACAGTTCGTCAGAAACTTTAATCATTGTCGCTACTTTGTAGGATGCAATTGTGATCTGTCCGAAGCTGTCATCAGACTCTGGGAATGCTCCCTCTTCATCAATCCAAGATGCTTCACCCTTGGATGCAACTACCGGAATTTTTCTCTCCCCATTGGATGTCTGAATGACTGTTGCAAGACTTCTGAAGAAGTTTTCCTCTTCCAGAGCTTCCACCAGTTTTCTTTCATATTCATCCGGTACGAGGTAGCCACCTTCGGACTCTGTACCTACCTGCAGGGCATTGGATACATCGTAATAATTCTTTTTACGCATTGCATTCCAGAATGCTTTCTTGTACTCATCCCCGGCACGTCCGGTTTTTACATCTCCGTCTACTCTGCCGTTTGGCTTATTGGTAATCGGAGAATTGATTGGTTTATTCAGTTCTGCATCAATGGCAGCCTGTCTTTCCAGACGGTCGATTTCTTTTCCAAGATTGACTACGTCTGCTTCCATACGGTCATAGGTTGCAGTATCCTCTGCAGACAACAGACCGTCCGTTCCTCTTTTGGCATCCAGAAATGCTTTTGCAGCGTCCCACGCCTTTGCTCTTTTTTCTCTTAATTCTAAAATCTTATTCATAATGAAAATCCTCCCTTAATGTGCTAAAAGATTCAGTCGTTTTTCCAACTGTTCAATTGGTGTCTTTTTCTCTGGTTTCGGGATCAGTTTGGATAAAAGCGAATTGGTCACTGCTGCCCTTGAGAACATCACAGCTTCCATCTTCAGTTCCTTTTCTTCCTCATCGTCATCCTCTTCCGGCTCCTCTTCATCCTCGTTTCCTTTGGCAAAGAGGATCTCGTCTGCAAAGCCAAGTTCCACAGCCTTCTTGGCATTAAACCAGCTTTCTGCATTCATCAGATGTGAAATACGGGAACGGGAAAGACCCGTCTTGATTTCATAGGCATTCATGATACTTTCCTTCACCTCATCCAGCATTTCGATGGCTTTTCTCATTTCAGAAGAATCGCCAATCGCAATGGTTGCCGGATTATGGATCATCATCATTGCCACCGGGGACATCTGAACCGTAGTTCCTGCCATTGCAATAACAGAAGCTGCCGATGCTGCCAGACCATCAATCTTCACGGTCACGCTTCCCTTGTAGTCCATAAGCATGTTGTAGATTTGTGCTGCTGCGAACACATCACCACCGGGTGAATTGATCCACACAGTGATATCCCCCTTCCCTGCAAGCAGTTCCTGCTTAAACAGCTTCGGTGTCACTTCATCGCCATACCATGTTTCATCGGAAATCTCTCCGTTAAGAAATAAGGTTCTTGTCCCTTCCTGCTCATTCTTGAGCCAGTTCCAAAACTTACGTTTCATAAGCTCTCTATCTCCTTTCCATGAAAATGGGCATAAAAAATGGACCGTACCCAAACGGATACCGTCCTGCCAATTTCATAGTATTCTATTGTTTTCATTGTGTTAAATTGTGTGTTTCTGACACACGTATTGCAACTTGCTGTTGCATGTTACACCTTTGGAAGGTTGCCTCCAGCATTCCGTGCAAAGGCTCCTGCTTCCGATAACTTTGTCATGCTGCCGTTGACCAGATATAAATCGCCGCCAGCTTCTGCCGGGATTGGATTCATATCTTCCAGTTCACGGATATCATTTGCTGACATCCATCCGTTCTGTCTTGCAACAGAGTAGCCATTCATACGGCTCTGGTAATCTCCACGAAGTAGACCGTCCACGTTCAGTTTGATAAAATAATCTTTCTTCTCCTGTGGAAGAAGCAGGTCTTTCATCATAGCCTGTTCCCACCTGCACACCCAAGGGTCTAGGGTGTATTTGACAAATTCCAGAGACTGCTGCTCGATATTGGAGAAGCTAGACTTTTCCAAATCCCCGACCATGTGTGGTGGAATACGATACATTCGTGCAATCTCATTGATCTGAAATTTTCTTGTTTCCAGAAACTGTGCTTCTTCCGGCGGTATACCAATCTGCTGGTATTTCATGCCCTCTTCAAGAACAGCTACTTTACCTGCATTTTTAGAACCGCCATACACCGAATGCCAGCTGTCCCTTACCTTTGCAGGGTCTTTCAATACCCCCGGATGTTCCAAAACACCGCCCGGTGTCGCACCGTTCGCAAAGAAACTGGCACCGTATTCCTCACAGGCAATCGTCATACCAACTGCGTTCTTCGCCATCGCAATCGGGGAATACCCAATCAGACCGTCGAATCCAAGTCCCGGAATATGCAACACTTCTTCTTTCCGAAGAATAATATCTCCGTTTTCTTTGAAGTTTGGATTTTCCTCTGAATTTCTGGAATAGAGATAATAAAGCTCTCCGTTCTCTGCACGATCCACCTGCACCTTATCCGGGAGTAGTGGGTACAGAGCAAGCACCTGCCCTCGTCCGTCACGGATAATTTGTGCGTAGGCATTACCCCAGATAAGCAGATGGCTCATTAGAGTTTCCCGGAATACAAAGGAAGTCATTTCCTCATTCGGTGCATCGTGCAGCACGTGATAAAGCGGATGATCATACACACGCTCTTTCCCAGTATTGGTATATTTGTAAATATTTAATGGCAGTGATGCGATTGCCTCAGATAGAATTCTAACACATGCATACACCGCTGTTGTCTGCATGGCAGTTCGTTCATTGACAGGCTTACCGCTTGTACTTCTGCCAAACAAAAAAGAAAGAGCCGAACCTGCGTAACTGTTTGTGGGTTTGTCCCTTGCCTGTCCAAAACCAAATAAACTCTTGATCCCCATATGACACCTCCTAAAGAAATAGAAAAAACACCTATTTTGAATTCACATGCTTTTCAAAATAGATGTTCTTTATTATTATGAATCATACAATCCAGCCTCTTTCAGGTCTGTTGTAGCATCCATCATTATTTCACTTGCTTTTCGTTCAATAAGGTCCAACAAATTTCCCTTACTATCAAACAATTCCTTTAATTCATTTCCGCAGATAGATATTATCACTACTTGATGTGAAAGGTAATATTTTACCGCTAACTCTTTAAAAGTAGAAGGACCTTTTTCTTTAGAAATGATAATTCCAAACTTAATACAATTACCATTCCCACCTCCGTTTGCAGTAGTAATAATACTATGTAATTTTGACATATATCCTCCACTTGGAGTCTGGCTTTCATTCTTACATTCAATAAAGAATCTTGCACCAATCGTGTCAAAAATTCCAAACTTCAAATACATTTTGTTTCTTACACAGCAATCAATCTGGTTTGTTGTTGTCCGGATTCCTGCCGCTTTAAAAATAGGACATAGATTAAAAAGATACTCTGTCAGATTTTCCAATGTATCCCCAATCTTTTTTGTTGTTCCTTTACGACTTGCAATAGATGAATACATATCTCTTAATTTTTGATATTCATCATCAGTTGGATGGAACAAATACTCATTAATATTACCAGCTAGAAAAATGGTTTCCATAGAATCCTCAGGGACAACAGCCCTAGCTGATAAATCCAATCCTTCCTGCTGCCCTTCTATAAAAACACTATCATCTTCCAGTGCATATATAAGCTCAATATCACTTGCTTCTACCTCAATTTCCTCATTGCAACCGTAACATTCAAACGGCTCTGAGGGAATGTCTGCAACAGAATCTACCCTTTTTATGAGCATACCGCATTCTGGGCATCTAATTGTATAGAATACTTTCAATAGTCCTATTTCTTTACACTTTGTTAATACCCTGCTTGCCAACTGTGGCGAAATTCCTAGTGCCTTAGCTACTTTTGACACAGTTATATTTTTCGTTGCACCGCCAATCAAATTACTGAAATACGCCTCTAATGCCTGTATCTGAACGTCATTCAGCATTCCCTGCAGTGCTGATAAGTGAGAACAATACATGGATAATATCCTCCTCCATTGTATACTCTGTAAATTTAAGTATACAGTAATCCTTATTCACTACTATTTTTACCTTAAACTGCTTAGAACAATACATCTTATTTCTTGCAAACATAAATGTGACGCCATCACATGCCTGACTTTTCTGCAACATTTTTTTATTATCAAAGAAAATTGCTTTTGACTGAAGCGGTTCTTCTAATGCAGCTGTCTGTTCAACTTTCGAATCTTCTTCGTCTGTAGCATTCAGCTTAAGAGGATATGCTTCTCTATCCTTGATAAATATATTTTTATCTGGATAACTGATAGAAAAGTATTTTTCTACCATATTCAGCACATTTGACTTTACATCTTCCTCATATGCATGCTTCAGATTACAAACTTTATGCATTAAACAGTCAACAATTCCATTGATCTCCGTGTTTTTCTGATCCATCAATTCTATAATCTCTTTTGGTGTCTGTGTATATCGCTCCAACATACAATACAATCTAGATTTAAATACAGTTTCTGCCTCAAAACTCTTTTTTGTAGCAATCGATAACTTTTCGCATACCCATCTTATAGCTTCAGCTGTTTCTTTTTCAGATTTAGTCGATGTCGCTGCTTCTAAAACAAAGTTTTCAGCATATTTATATAATCCAGATTTTGATTTTGAACGTGATGTGATAATCCCCATGTCGCAGTATATATCAACAGCTATTGGATATGGGACTGTTGCTGAACCATGTTTTTTATCAAAAGTGCATAACAATTTACCCATATACAGCCTTATTCTTCTTCCATACTCCCATTCATTCGTTATCTCATAACGAAACAGGCGCAATTCACTGGAATACCCTTTATTTAAATGCCTGTTATTTTCATCCACTATCAAGGGTTCCATAATTTTTTTTACATATTCATCATCACTCAAAAGATCTGTCAAAAACGAGTCGTCATCTATCAGCTTTATCTGAACATCTTTGATTCCTTCAATCAGTACATGATCCAGCCATTCCAAAACTTCCTCTTCTTTTTCCGGGGATTGATTCGCATAATTTTCAATATCTTGTATTAGCTGCGGTCGATCAACAGTTGTTTTTAGATCTTCCTTCCGCTTTTCTCTTGCAAATTTTTTTAATGCCGGAATCGTAATATAACTCTCGTCTTCATTTGCGAATGTATATGGAATAGAAAACATATTCATGCCTCCTTTTGGTTTTTTTAATTATATCATATTTTCCATATACATTGATACGACATTCTTTAAAATACTAGAATTCCACGGTTATCATATACGCTTCCAGCTGTACCACCATTTCTGATAGCTCTATCTAAAGCCATTACCAAAGCAATACCACCGTCAATTTTCTCCGTAGATTTTTCCTTATCCATTTTGATGTTGCCTGCCGGGTCTTGTCGCACATACACGTTATCCAGCATCCATCGAAGAACCGGATGCCCTCCATGTGCTATCTTCTCTTCTAATGTCAGCTTCATCAGTTCCTTGGTTGGCGGTGACATATCTTTGTATCCCTGTCCAAATGGGACAACAGTAAATCCCATACCCTCAAGGTTCTGTACCATCTGGACCGCACCCCATCGGTCGAATGCAATTTCCTTAATATTATATTTCATCCCAAGGTTCTCAATGAACTTCTCAATAAAACCATAATGAATAACATTTCCTTCTGTAGTTTCCAGAAATCCCTGTCGTTCCCACACATCGTATGGAACGTGATCTCTTCGTACTCGGAGTCTCATGTTTTCTTCCGGTATCCAGAAGTGTGGAAGAACAATATATTTTTCATTCTCTGTCCTTGGTGGGAATACCAGAACAAAGGCTGTAATATCCGATGTACTGGAAAGGTCGAGTCCGCCATAGCATACTCTGCCACGCAGTTCTTCCGGGTCAACCGGGAACGCACAAGCATCCCACTTATCCATCGGCATCCATCTGGTAGACTGCTTCACCCATTGGTTCAATCGCAGCTGACGGAAGATATTCTCTTCTGCCGGATTTTCCTTGGCACTAATGTATGCATTCTGTACTTTTTCAATGGCGATAGTATGTCCCAGAGAGGGGTTCGCTTTGTACCAGCTTGCCTCGCTTCCCCAATCATCATCGTCTTTAATTCCATATATTACAGGATAAAAAGTTGGATCAATCTTTCGACCTTCGATAATATCCAATGCCTTCTGATGCTGTTCGAAGCAGATGGAATTTCGATCTGTTCCTGCAGTTGTAATCAAAAAGTACAATGGCTGTGTTCTGGCATCACCGGAACCTTTTGTCATAACATCAAACAACTCTCGGTTCGGCTGGGCATGAAGCTCATCGAAGATAACCGCATGAACATTGAGACCATGCTTGGTATATGCTTCCGCTGATAATACTTGGTAGAAACTGTTGGTCGGTTTATACACAAGTCGCTTCACGGACATAACTGGTTTGATACGTTTCTTTAGTGCCGGACACTGATCCACCATATCAACCGCAACATCAAATACGATAGAAGCCTGCTGCCTGTCTGAAGCACATCCGTAAACTTCCGCTCCCCACTCCCCATCACCACAGGTCATGAGTAGTGCAATCGCAGCTGCCAGTTCTGATTTCCCATTCTTCTTTGGGATTTCAATATAGGCTGTATTATACTGGCGATACCCGTTGTCCTTGACCGTTCCAAAAATATCACGAACAATTTTGTCCTGCCAAGGAAGGAGATCGAATGGAACTCCACGCCACTGACCTTTGGTATGCTTTAAGCAGTTGATAAAGTTGACTGCGTGATCCGCTTTCGCTTTATCATACATTAAGCTCCACCTCCCTTAATCAGCAAAAGTTCCATTTCATCACTTTCTTTGTTATCACCATTATCGGTAACAATTCTGCTTCTTGCAGATGGTGTCAGACCGAACTGCTCACAGAATTTATTCATGATCTTTAAGTACGTCTGGGCGATGGATACCTGTGGCACCTGCTGCCAGTAGCCGGATGGAGTCTTTACAATCGTACCATGCTGCGTGATGAACTCTTCTGCTTCTTTCCATCTTGCATAGGCCTGACAGTAACCTGCGAATGCTGCCATATCCACCTCAGTCAGAATACCGAGATGCTCCAGCTGTTTTGCCATCCGCTTCCATTCCTTTTTCGCTTCATCTTCAAGCCAGGAAGGGCAACGTGGTGCCTTCTTCTCCGGCTTCGGCTCCTTTGTATTCAGACTTCTCTTTCCCGGATTTCCTTCCAAAACCTTTACTGCAGTCGGCTTTGGTTTTCTTCCTCTCTGAGCCATTGTCCCCACCTCCTTAAAAATGGCATTAAAAAAAGACCTCCGAAGAAGTCTCACTCATTCTCTCCTACGACAAAGAGAGCCTTCAAAGCTCCCTGTCTGCTGTTTAGTTATAATTATTCAGCAAAATACAAAGTGCAAGGTTTGTCATTTCGTCATCGTCTTCCGGCTTGATGTCCCAGCCTCTGTCGTAAATACAAGTGGCAACACCATCTTTTTCAATCCTCAGTTTTGAAATCTTACCGCCATTGATACCATAAGCACTTGGCTCATCATAGTGTTTTACCCAGTAATGACAAATTCCTTTTCCACCTTTTACATTTCCAATTGAACCTTCACTCCACATATCCAATGCCCTCTTTAGTTTTTCCTTAAAACATCCAGAAACCAATCAGCTTCTTTGTGGTATTCGCCTGTTGCATGTTCCAGCACGTTGCTATCCTCGACAATGTAGAAAAGGTGCTTTCCAACTTTTACAAAAGTTTCATCTTCAAATCCTTTTATGCTGGTGCGATAAATGCATCCGCTTCTGCTTTCACCATCGTAGGATTTTCCATCCCAGCCGTTTAATGTAAAAGTAATTTTTTCTTTTGTTTTGTAAAAGGCTGCTTCAAAATCCTCTCTTGTAATTGCGGTTCTCCATTCTTTCAGTTCAAATTCGTTTCTCAGTTCGTAAACATTTTTCATCGTGCGTTCCTCCGTTTTTCTTTGTTTTCCCTTTCGGTAGTAGCATATTACCTCTGGAACACACATATATCCAGTCAATTCTGGACCATAATGTACACAAACATTTTTAAGAAATTTGTGTACATTTTTTATTCTTCTCCAGTGAGAATGAAACGTGTATATCTATCCTCATGGTCATCAATGAAGAAAACTAATTCCCAAAATTCCATATCGCAGGCAATCTTCTGAACATTGCGGATATCGAACATATTTGTAAGCCCAGTCTCCCGGATGGCAAGAATCTGCTCCTTTACCTTTTCGTCCATCTTCTTTGGAATAACCTGCTCTTTATTCCCAACTCTACAATAAATCGCTGTTCTCATACACTACTCCTCAATTCTCCGGCAGCGGTCTTCGCCGTACACTACATTCAGTCCGCTTCCGTTATCCCATTGAACCATCACTGATCCTGTATCGTCTACACCTCGTACTGTTCCTTTTGTTCCAATTGGCGGTGCCTGTTCATCATCCATCCGTTCAAGTACTACTCTGCATCCCACCGGATACTGTTTTCTTACTTGCTCTACCATTTCTCTGCTTGGGAAAAACATTTTATTCATGAACCTTACCTGCCTTCCCATATTTTTCTTTCCATTTCAGCTTATCCGCTTCTGTTCGGAATGCGGTATGTCCTTTCAGATTTGTAAGAAACGTATTTCTTACTTCTTTTCCATCCTTACCGCCAAATCCAAGTCTTACAAGCCAGCTTCTCATGTAATATTTTTCATTTTCTTCTATGCACTCCTGCGGTTTAATCCGTTTCTGTGTTTTCGCCATCTGAGCGATTGCTGCTACAAGTTTTGTGTACACATTCGCTGTTTCGATTGAAAATGGAAAACCGCAAAAGTTGATTCGGTCTTTGCCTAAAATCAATCCCTCTGTCTCCCCTTCGGAAATCATCAGAATTGTTTCTTCCAATGGCATTCCTTCTCTTGCATTCAGTTTTTCCACAAGTGTATCAGAAACCCAAAGTGCCCTCGTGCCGACTGCTTTTTCAAGAAGGTACTGCTTGCTGTGAATTAGATAAACCAGATTTTTGAGTCCGTCTGCTGTGAATCCTTCCAGCGGAATATCAATATTCAGTTTGTCTTTTTCCCCTTCTGCAATTCCTCTTGCAATCAGTTCACTTTGCATCTGCTTCCCTGCTTTCTCATTTTCAGTTTCAACTACTCCATCCTTGTCAATGGTAAAATCACCGACCTTATAACCAAAGGACGGTGCGCCTACATAAATGGATTTTTCTCCAAGGATTTCTTCCATAGCTTTCACTACATCTTTTCTGTTTTCTGCTGTTGTTTTGAATTTCATATGTATTTCCTCCATTCATTTTTTGTTAGTACATATATCACTCTAAACGGAGGAAATAGCAAGTTAATTATTATATTTTTTCACGTGATTCCGGCAGTATCAAATCCGCATAGTTTATCTTCACACCATCACGAAGAACATACACATCCTCGCCGGAGCCTCTCTGTTCCATATATCTGTTCACGATAACATCCACGAACTTTTCATCCAGTTCAATACCATAACAGATACGCCCGGTCTGTTCACAAGCCAGAAGCGTGGAACCAGAACCAAGAAACGGGTCCAGTACCAGACATCCCATCATGGATGAATTCTGAATTGGATACGCCATGAGAGCAATCGGCTTCATGGTCGGATGGTCTTTGGATGCTTTCGGGCGATCATACTCCCAAATGGTTGTCTGCTTTCTATCAGAGAACCACTGGTGTTTTCCACCTTTTTTCCATCCAAACAGACATGGCTCATGCTGCCACTGGTACGGGCTTCTCCCAAGCACCAATGCATTCTTTTTCCAGATGCAGCACCCGGACAGCTTAAAGCCTGCTGCCACAAACGCCTTACGGAAATTCAATCCTTCGGTATCAGCATGGAACACATAGATGGAAGCATCGTCCTCCATGTTCTGTTCCATATTTACAAATGCTGCAAAGAGGAACTTATAGAAATCCTCATCTGCCATGTTGTCATTTTTAATCTTCCCAGCAGTCTCCTCAACGTTCACATTGTAAGGCGGATCAGTAAGAACCAGATTTGCTTTCTTTCCATCCATCAGAATGTTATAGGTTTCCGGCAGAATGGAGTCTCCGCAAATGACACGGTGTTTTCCAAGAAACCACACATCACCCGTCTTGGCTACGGTCGGTTTCTTTAATTCTGCGTCCACATCGAAATCATCTTCTTTGACTTTCTTATCATGAACCTTATTAAAAAGCTGTTCAATCTCCGGAGGATCAAAGCCAGTAAAGCCAACATCAAATTCTGAATTCTGTAAATCCTCAATCAAATCTGCCAGAAGCTCCTGGTTCCATTCACCGGAAATTTTATTCAGTGCAATGTTCAATGCCTTTTCCTGTGTCTTTGTCACGTCCACAATCGCACATGGCACTTCCGTATATCCAAGTGCAGCTGCGACCGTCACTCTCTGGTGACCGCCAACGATGGTCATATCAGAATTGACTACCACAGGATCGGCAAATCCAAATTCCTCTATGGAATGTTTAATCTTTTCGTATTCTTTATCTCCCGGCTTCAACTTTTTTCGGGGATTGTATTCTGCCGGGTTCAAGTTTTTAATCGGTAAGACCGACAACTTTGCTGTTTTCATATTCTTCATCCCTCCAAAATCTATCCTTAATGTAACAATCGTGACAGCAATACTTTCTGTTCTTATTCCCATAGGAAATAAACGTCTGCCCGCAATGACCACAAACCAGTTCGTACATTGCTTTTTCATTCCGCTTCAATGCTTCCGGGTGCATCTTCCACCATTCTCTTCTGCATTTTTCTGAGCAGAACTTTTTCGGTCTGCCCGTCTTCGGTTTGGTAATTGAACCACCGCAATACAGGCAGGCTTCGCCGCTGTCCATTTTCATCTGTACGTTTTTCGTCAGTGCTGACGTATATCCCGTAAGATTATGGTTTTTGCAATAGTTCCTCACAATGTCACGGGACAGCCCAACCACTGTTCCAATCGATTTATAGCCGACTCCCTTGAGTCGCATCTCCACAATCTGTTTTGCCTGTTGCTCTGTCATTCTTTCACTCCCTTTCAACGAGCATAAAAAAATGAGTAAAAAAGCACCTCTTTTTCGCACTTTTTTACCCATAAAAAACATGGTTTTTATTTACTTTTTAACGAAACTCTTCACCGGAAATTCCTTGAATTTCTAGGCTTTCTTCGTATCAATTCGCACAACCGACCTATCCCCCGTGTTTAATTCTGCGAAAATTCACGTTTGAGGGGGCGGCGGTCTGACCGGGGCAGGATCACAGAGATTTGATATCCCCCGGCATCAGCTACCGGATGTAATATTTGATGAGCGCACCCATCAGCTTTAATCCATCTTCAAAGCCGGAACGATAATATCTTTCTGTTTCTTCCGTAGCTGCATCGCTTACGTTCTCGACATACTCTCTGATAACTTTCTGGTGTTCTTCCGACAACGAAGTAAACACCTTACGATACTTTTCCTCCATTTCATCGTAGTATTCCAGTTCTTCTTTTCTCTGCTGATAGGACTTGGCATCACAAATTCTTTGGTAATGAACCTCCATACGGTGTGACAACAGTTCCCTTAAAAATTGTTTTTCACTTTCGTCCATAGCATCGCCTCCTTCAGCGAGACACTATAAACGAAGCGTTCTTTTTTATCCATACGAAGAACCACCAAGGATTTCTGTTACATTCTGGTAATTAGTAACGATACTCCTGGTATCGGTCTTCCGTCATTGTTTTGCTGTCATGGTGGTGTTTACAAAGAGGCTGCCAGTTCGACTCGTCCCAGAACAACACGGGATCGCCACGATGAGGAACAATATGGTCAACAACTGTTGCTCTCACATATTTTCCTTCCTTCTGGCATTCCACACACAACGGATTTACTCTTAAGAAACGACCTCTTGCCTTCTGCCATTTGCGATTATAACCACGGTTCGCAGCACCTGTTCTTTCACCACGATGCAGGCTTTCATGTTCTTCACAATAAAAGCCTTCCGTCAGATTCGGACAACCGGGATGCTTACAAGGTTTCTTTGGTTTTCTTGGCATTCCAAGTTCCTCCCTTCTATGTCCGTGGCGGTTGAAAAGAGTACGAAACCTCCGCCACGGCATAAAAAAAGAACCGAAGGTTTGTTTCCCTCAGTTCATTTTTTTTGCACTATAACAATAACACACAATTTGGCGTTTGTCAGTCTCGTGTTTGTCTCATATATAATCAAGTCTTATTTTTTCTTTAAGTTATCAATATTTATTTGTATAAATGATCTTTCCATGCTGTTCCCAATGTATCTTTTATCTTCAAGAGTTCCTGAACCGCCCACACCACAAAGCTCTTTCCTCTTTTTTGCTCGAAGTTTTTCTTTTCTTTTTGTAATAGCTTGATTAACTTCACCCATATCAGAATTGAGTATTTCTAACTGTTCTTTATTTTTAATTGTACTGTACAGTTCACAATCCAGATAAATCGTTCCGCATAATTCACATTTTTTACACGAAAATCTTATTCTTTTATTTGGATTTTTCCACAAGAACATTTCACTATTTTTCAAATTCCCTCTACAGGAATCTCTATGACATTTTTTCAATTTTAAACTTGGTTCAAAATAAACGGCTTGTTTACTTATTTCCATAACGTACTCTCCTTCGCAATGTTCACTGAACAAAATCTGCTTTTTCTCAAAACCTTTATTCATTTGTATTATTATATCACTTCCAGAAAAAAAGAAAAGACAGTCGGTTTCCCAACTGCCTCAATTATACTCCTCATAAGCACCTATCTGAATTTGAAGAGCTACTGTTATCTGTTCCATCAGAATGTCATCGGAAATTTCTCCAATCTTCTCGGTCAGTTTCTTTTTATCAATAGTCTCCACCTGTTCTGCTAATGCCATACTCTTTCTATGTAATCCTGTTGTTACAGAATATGGTATCTGCACATGCGTTGGAAGATAAGGTTTCTTCCAAATCTTTGTTGTAAGCGGAACAACCGTAATCACCGGAGAATTTGCATTTGCTTTGTTATTACTCACAACGACTGCCGGACGAATACCGCCCTGTTCACACGAACCCATTTTTACTCCAAAATCAGCATAGTATATATCACCACGTTTACACATAAGCATCCTCCTATCCCAGCATATATAATTCGGTTTGTCTATCACGCATTTCATAAATCACGTCCAGTTCTTTTATCGCACTCTTTCTGTATCTTCCTAAAGTTGCATGACTGATATGATACTTTTCTTCAACTTCTCCCCAGCTCATGGACTCTACAATCATATCCCACATGATCTCACCGACTCCATTGGACAATCCCTTCACCGTGAATTCAAAGAATTCTATTTCAGCTTCCACGTACTCAAGTCTGGAAATCAAATAGGAAAGCCATTCTTCATTTTCCCTGTCCGCAATCTTTTTATAATTCACAGCTATCTTCCCAGTCTTATCACTGATACCGCTGGTCTGGACCCTCTCCCCATCGGCATGGGAGAAGGTCATAGACTCAATGATGTCATCGGGTGAAACCCCTTTAAATCTGGAAAGCTGGAATTTCAATACTGTCTGTTCTTTTTTTAATTCCTGATATTTATCAAGCACTTCTCCTGCTTTCATTCTCTCTACCTCCAATCCTTGCACGAACTGCATCGATCAATGCCGACTGCCCGGCATCCTTTCTTTCCAACGCCTTCATGACATCTTCATCTACAGTTCCTTTTGCTATTATGTGCTGTACCACCACCGTGTTCTGCTGCCCCTGTCTCCAGAGTCTTGCATTCAACTGCTGATACAATTCCAACGACCAAGTAAGTCCAAACCAGATGATGGTAGAACCTCCATCCTGCAAATTTAATCCATGTCCTGCAGATGCCGGATGGATCAATGCCACAGGAATCTTCCCCTCATTCCAGTCTGCGATATCCTTTGCCGTATCAATTTCTCTTACATCAAATCTCTGTTTAATTCTGTCTTTATCATGCTTGAACCAGTAAGCCACAAGGACTGGTTTACCATTGGCAGCTTCGATCAGATCTTCCAGTGCATCCAGTTTCCTCTCATGGATTGGAATCACTTTTTTATTTTCATCGTAGACCGCACCGTTTGCCATCTGGGAGAGCTTATTGGAAAGTGCAGCTGCATTGACTGCATCCAGTTCATCCTCTCCGACTGTTAACACCATGTCATTTTCCAGCTGGTCATAGAACTTCTGCTCCTTATCCGACATTGTAACTTCCACTTGGGTATCGATACGATCCGGCATCTGCAGATAGTCACAAGCCTTCATGGAAATACAAATATCGGAAATCAAACTGTATATCTTCTGCTCTGCTCCCGGTCTTAACTTGTAGGAATATATGATTTCTTTATTACGCTTGTCCGGCACGAAGAATCTCTCACGATATCCGGTGATGTATCGTCCAAGTCTCTGTCCCATATCCAGCAGATACATCTGTGGCCAGAGATCAATCAGACTGTTCGGTGATGGTGTCCCGGTAAGTCCGATCATTCTTTTAATCTGTGGTCGCACTTTTTTCAGAGCCTTGAACCTCTGTGCCTTATTGGATTTAAAGGACGAAATCTCATCAATCACCACGGTATCAAAATCCCACTTATGGTTTTCCACAAGCCATGCCACATTTTCACGGTTAATGATGAAAATGTCTGCTTCTGCTTTTAGGGCATCTTCCCTCTGCTGCTTTGTCCCCAGCACCTTTGATATTTTAAGGCCCGCCAGATGATCCCACTTCATAAATTCCCGGCTCCATGTATCTTCTGCTACACGCTTCGGTGCGATCACAAGCACTCGTCCGACTGTAAAATAATCAAGGATTAACTCCCACAGTGCGGATAAGGTAATGACCGTTTTTCCAAGACCCATGTCAAGGATCAGTCCGCAGTATGGATTTTTTATAATGAATTCAGAAGCATAGTTCTGATAATCATGCGGTTTGTATTTCATGTAAAATCCCTCCAATCTTTTCTACGCTATCTATCACATAAACCCGGAAGCCTAATCCTTCCAGTGTTCGCTTTCTTTTTTCCTGTAAGGGGCGGAGCTTCTTGCCCGGAGCCTTCAGTTCTGCAAATGCCACCTTGCCTCCGGGGAACAGTATCAATCTGTCCGGCACCCCATCTAAACCGGGAGACACGAACTTTGCCGCCAAGCCTCCCATCTTTTTTGCCTCGGTTACTAATTTTTGTTCCACGTACTTTTCGCTATAACTCATTGAAACCTCCGTTTCCCAATTTCCCTTTTATGCGCGTATACGTGCAATACGCATATTCGCGTGTGTTACGGGGCTATATTTATAGATTTCTATTTAATAGATATTTATAGGCAACATAGAAACAAGCCACCCTGCTTCCCTTGCGGTTCCAGCCTTTTTTCTGTTTGCCGTCATATCCTGTTTTCGGATACCTCATCGGCAATGGCAACTGGCGTTGTCGGCATCACCATTGCCGATTGTTTCCCTATTCTGTTTCCATCAATTCTTCTCTTACATACCCTTTGACTACTCCGTAAATGGAGAAGCGCATCTTACCTTCCGGTCGCTTCCAGCCTTCGATGTTACTCATAATGGCTGCGATTTCATTGGCATCCTGTCGTTTCAGATTGCCACGCTCTTTTCCGAAACACTCGCACCAGATTTCCATATTGCAGACACGGGTACGCTTCTTCACTCCGACCTTACGGCTTCCTTCAAATTCTGATCCGTTAATGAAGTTCCTTCTTTCATAAAGAGTCATGGACTCCCAGTTCTCCGGCAAGAGCATCTCAAGGTAGTCGCGAATCGTACCCTCCCTTTCGTCCTGTTCCATTGCTTCCTTCTGTTCCTGCACTGCAATCGGCTCCAGTTCTTTTGGAAGATAGAGGGTTTCACCTTTTTTGTAATAATGAAGTGCCTCCGCCCAAATCATTTCCACTTCCTCACGGGTAAGTTCCCAAGAACCTCTGCCCGTACCGCCCGGAACTTTCACAGGCCAGAAGCGTCTGTTACCCGTAATATCACGAAGATAAGTATCTGCATTGGTCGTTCCGATGAACACACACTGTCTTGGATGAGGAGTCGCTCTTCTTCCAAAGGCAGCACGGTAAATGTCATTCTGTCGGGACAGGAACCCACGGAGCGTTTCAATATCTGTTTTCTTAAGACCTGCTAACTCTCCGATTTCCAGAATCCAATACCCCTGCAGCTTCTCGGCAGCAGTCTTATCCTTTGTGTCGGATAACAGAAGCGAGTCATTGAACCAGTCCCCACACAGCTTTGCAATGAGTGTGGATTTACCCTTTCCCTGCGGACCAGATAACACCAGCATGGTATCGAACTTACATCCCGGAGTCATAACTCTGGCTATCGCAGCTACTAAGGTTTTTCTGGTAACTGCACGGACATATTCGTTATCTGCTGCCCCCAAGAAATCGACAAGCAGTGTGTCTACTCTTGGGATTTCATCCCATTCCGGGAGTGATACCAGGAACTCTTTGATCGGATGGTAGGAACGATCATCCGTTACCTTTGATACTGCGATGTCATAATTTCTCGCTGAGAAATTTCCATAAGTAAGATCGATATAGGAAATCAGCTGTGCATCGTCCGCATCTCTCCAGAACTTGGATGGATGGCTCCAAGGCACTTCCCCTTTGATTTCCATATCATCAGACAGCTGGTTGAACACGACCCCTTTTAAGTTTTCATCGTTATTCAGAATGAGAAGCAGGTTCTTCAGATTGTTGATGAGGATACCCTGTCGGTTATACTCCAGCTGTTTCTTCCAGTCCTCTTCTGCAAAATCCATTCTGGCTGACTCTTCACGTTCCTTCCCAAGTGTGATGCGTACCTGTTCATTCTGAGAAGCAAATTCCTGCATGGCTTTGTAGGACGGAAGTTTCGTAGAGTCCGTATCCTCAGAAGCCTTCGCATCCAGATGACCGAACTTATGAATGCGGACCACATCAAAAGCGTTCATCAGCTTTCCGCAAGCTGGGTCTGTGGCGTGATGGCTATAAGCAAACACATCATCGTAGATCACAACACCTGCTGCAGAGTCCGCCGGAACGTAATCATAACGACCGGGCATGGAGCTTGGCTGATACACATCGGAAATAAAAGTGTCAATTGCCTGTGTAATTGTAAAAGTACGATTGAACGCTCCGATGACACCACGCTTCTGAAGCGGATCTTCCTGTTTCTTGATATCCTTCTGTACAATGGAATGCTGTCTGTTAGATACCGGCCATGAAGATACATCTTTCCAATCTTTGTATTTGGAAAGCACCTCATCCGGGTTCAGCGGTTCGCCTGTAATCTCATGAAAGAAAAATTCCCCATCTGCAGAGGTACTAGGCCAGTACATCAGTCGGCTCGGTTCGTAGGTGGTATCATCGAATAACTCCATTCCGATTTCTTCTGCTACCTTACGGCTGACTGCCATATATTCATCCGGTGTCACTTCTCTGGAAAGCGGAACAATGAGTCGAAGTCTTGGTTTCTCTTTGGTGTGCTTATGGGTGGAGTAAATAAAGCATCCAAATGTCTGGAACATTTCAATCTGATCTGCTACATCGGCATGTGCATAATCCATATCCAGAGTCAGTGCAGAACGGGAAAGTACACAGTCCTTCTTTCGTCTGCCACCTTTGAGTCTCCCAAGAACATAACCACCTACATCTTTCACATCATCCTGCTGTGCCTTTGACATCTTGCGATACTGCTCCATCGTTTCCGATGTACGGATAGTCTGTGAGATACGATCACGGAACTCCGAAAGTTCCATCTCTTTTAAATTCCACTTCTTTTCCATTCGGGAATTACCCGTTGATACTGCGATCTTCATTTGGTCTGCCCCCTTTACTGTTTAACATTTCCAGATTGCTCTTGGCTCTTTTATACAGAACCTGTTCTTCCCGGCTTCTGGCATTATAAAAATGGAACTGCTTCGAACCTTCCGGCTCCAATGATCTGCGTCTGGCAAATTCCATATATTTTTCGCTATGCTCGGAAACCTCCATCTCCAAGAACATTCGTAAATTATCAATGTCTTTCTTCCCTGCAAATTTCTTGATTAACGGGAATATCTTTCTTCCGACTGCTATCGTGCAGGGAAAGAACTCTTTTACATACAGTTCCATTCTACCGTTTCGATATGCCAGTCTTACGATCTGACGGGTCTGCTCCGGCTCTGCCAGATCAATCCCTAAGTGTGCGGTCGGGTCACGATACCCTTCCGAATTGTATTTTGTTCCCATACTGTGTTCTCCTAATCTTTTTTGTAAAATGGGCTTTCAAACCCTGCTGCACTTAGTGGCAGTCCATCTGTCCATTCCAGATTCACTGCCATGATTTGATTTATTTCCTCTACGGACGAAACTCCCTCCGGCACTTCCAGAACTACTTCATCATGTACATGGCATACAATGTCGAATCCCTCTTTCTCCAAACGGAGCATAGCTTCTGCAAGGATATCCCTGCTTGCTGCCTGCACGATATTTTCCACCAGCTTCGGACCGTAAGTTTCCAGTCGCATCCACTTCTTGGACTCCCCGGTTCCTTCATAGGTGATGCCCTCTCTGCCAAATTTGTTGACTCCCATCTTCGGTTTTACATAAGAGAGCTTCCTGCCCGATGGCAGCGTGACAAACAGGATACCGCTGGAATATTCAAATGCCACTCTCCCTACTCTGGATGGCTTCTTATCCCGGACTGCTTTGACTGCAGCTTCATCTACCGCCCACCAGAACTGTGTAATGTGTGGGTTCGCATTTCTCCATGTGGTTACAAGGGATGGAAGCTCCTCTTCCGAAAGTCCCATCTTCAATGCACCCATTGCAGTCATGGCACCGACCGAACCACCGTAGCCCAGTGCAAGTTCACTGATCTTACCTTTCTGACGAAGCGGTGAGGTCTTAGTAATTTCTTCAATCGGCACATGGAACATCGCTGATGCGGATGCTTCATAAATCTTCCCATGTGTCTGGAACACCTCAATTCGCCACTGTTCCCCGGCAAGCCATGCCAGCACTCTGGCTTCAATGGCTGAGAAGTCACTGATGATAAATCGACTTCCCGGCTTTGCTACAAAAGCGGTACGGATCAGTTCTGAGAGAACATTTGGTGTACTTTCGTATAACATTTCCACGTCATCGTATCTGCCGTCCGCCACCAGACCTCTTGCCAGTTCCAAATCAGAAATATGGTTCTGTGGCAGGTTGTGAATCTGAACCAATCTTCCTGCCCACCGCCCGGTGCGGTTGGCTCCGAAGAATTGAAGCAGTCCATGTACCCTGCTTTCCCTGCAGACGGAACGTTCAATAGCTTCATACTTTTTGACAGAAGTTTTCGACATTACCAGACGGAGTTTCAGCATCTCCTGCACATCCCCTTCTGTCTTATCCACCAATTCCTCCACTGTGGCTTTGGCAAGCGAATCTACTTCGATACCCTTTTCTGTCAGCCACCTTTTAAGCTGTGATACGCTGTTTGGGTTTTCCAGCTCCGAGAGTTCGTAGGCTCTCTTGGTGGCAGTTTCCTTATAAAGCAAGTCACATGCAATGGCATGATTTACAAGATTCCGGTCAACCATAATGCCCCTGTCATTGATGCGCTGATCCAAGCAGTACAGCTGCTGTTCCTTCTCTGGTATCGGATATTTCCACAGCTTCTTTCGTATCTGCTTTTCGACATCTACGTCCCGGATACAGTAGGTTTTGAACAGTTCCCATTTCTCCGGTGCATCCTCCGGAAGATTTCTGGTTCGACCGCCATTGCTCTTGGTCGGTTTACATGGACTACAGAAATAACGGATCAGTTCTTTTCCTTCCGACATCTTCTGCTTATCCAGCCCCAGAACCACACCGACACCTTCCAGTGAAAGAGGCAGAGCAAGCATCGCAGCCTGCACCGCTGTACATCTCCATGCTTCCGGTTTCAGCTTCACGCCAAGATGTCTGGATAAGCAGGTACGCTCAAAGTTAGCATTGAACGCTGTTTTTATTACAGAATCATCAAGGAGCATTTCTATGATTTCTTCCGGCAACTTTTCCCCGGATGCCAAATCCACGATTTTCGTTTCTTCATCATCCGCGGAATATGCAAACAGCAAAATTTCAAAATTGTCGGAGTCCGTGTATTTGTAAACTCCACAGTTGATAAGGTCCACATCAGAATAGGTTTCAATATCAATCGCTAACTGTTTATCCATCCGTATGACCTCCCACTCTTAATCCGGCTGATCACCTTACGGGACACACCCATATCTTCTGCAATGCAGTATGGATGTTCACCCTATTCCAGTCGTTTCTTTATTGCCACTACCTCCTGGTATTTCAAATCCAGAATTTTCATTGGCACTTTTCTTCCTCTGACGAAATGTGACAGAACACGAATACTCCCATCACCGCTCATCTGGTATCTGCCTTCCATTCCCTCTATGTCTTTCCAATCTTTCATAAAACTTCAACTCCTTTATGTAGGGGTGGAGAAACTCCCCACCCCATGATTACTTAGGAAAGGAAATCGTCATCTGCATCTACTGCGTCGAATTCATCTCTCGCATTTGCTCTGGAACCTAATGGATCACCATCACGAAGTTTCTGCACATTTCCAAGACCTGCTGCAACACCCTTATTTCCATTGGAGTTGTAAGCGTAGAAAGTAACAGATACTCTACCGTAACAGCCGGAATAAACTTCACTCTGATCGATGATAGGCTGTACCTGTCTGTCAACTACCTGCGGTGCCTGTCTGCTGTTGGCATTCACGAAGTAGCTTCCTGCGTATGCTTCATCATCCGGTCTGTCGATATCACCATCACGAAGAGGTGTTTTAAGGTTGGCAGGAATCTTACCGCCCCATTTGCCTTTGCCATCTTCTTTCGCCAGTTCGATTGCCTTTTTAATTTTTGCAATAGTATCCTTATCCTGTTTATCGATGATAAGACTCACAGAATACTTAGGATCGGAACCATTCACAGAATTCGGTTCGAAAATGTGTGCGTAAGAAAATCTGCATGGAATAATAACTTTTGTGCTGTTCATTGTTGTACTCATATATTTAGTCCTCCTGTTTAAAGTCCGCTTCTGCGGTTGATACATTTACTGCTTCTCTTTTATCTGAGTCCGGTACCAGTGTCACTTTGCCATCCGGCTTATACACGAAAGCTCCGAGAACCTCTTTGAATTTTTTCTTTCCCATCAGTCGCTCCATTTCGGTGATCCCGATGAGACTGGATTTGAAGATATCCGTGTACCCGGCTTTCTTTGCAGCTTCTGCCACTTCCTCTTCATCCGTATATTTTCTGTTACTGCGACCCATCACCAATTTGAATCCCGGCCATTCCTTATGATGAACAACCGCTTCATTCTGAGCGTATGCGTACACTTCCTCTGCCCACTTCTTAAGATCATCGGCTTTGGAAAGAACCTCTGCCATCTCTTCATCTGTCAGAAGGTCTGGTTCTTTGAATTCCATCTGTGCCAGCTTGAGTAACTCCTCGGCTCTTGCTCTGCACTGAAATCTGGCTTTGCAGAATCGGCAGTGATCACCAGCCTTAAATTCCCCTTCCCCAGAAAGAGCCATCTTTGCTCTTGGCTCCAGAACTTCTTTTCCCCATGTTCGTAACTCCTCTGCAGAGATTTCCCACGTTGAGAAATGTTCCAGTCTTGGTTGTTCAATGGTAAGTTCTACAGTTTCGATGTCGAACAACATATCTGCCATATCAAGAACTCCGAGTCCGTAGATCATAAGCTGAACATTTTCTTCAGCATCGACCATGACACCCTTCCCCAACTTCAGATCAATAATCTGTATTTTCTTGTCAGTGATAATCACCATATCCGCTGTTCCAAAACAGTCCTTCACGTGCCAGCGAAGATCGACTCGCTGTTCCACTGCAAACACAGGAGAACTGCAGATACGCTTTGCTTCTTCAATCTGCCCGATGACGTATGCGACATAATCATCGACCGCTTCCAGAAGCTCGTCCGAATAGTAATCGGACACCGGACGCTTATCTCTTCTTTTTAAATGTTTGTTGATCAGATACTCTGCCATTCTGTGTCCGGCACTGCCTTCTGCAGCATACGGAGACTGTTCATCTTCAAACTGCTCCTCCAGCAAAAGTGCCGGAGGACAGTTCAGATATCTGCTGCCGGAGGATGGAGAGAATCTTGCATGAGCGCCCATTAGAGCGCCTCCGCTTTCTTCAAAAGTTCTGGATACTTTTCTTCCGGTACTGCAGAGAGCTTGTCTGCCCCACATTCCTTCAGAAGCATCTTAACTTCCTGTGTCTTTCCGGCTCTGGATTTCTCTGCCAGAACCAGACGAACTTCATCCTGTGTGATTACCGTTTCTTCTTTTTTAGGAGCAAGTGTCATTTCAGCTTTTTCTGTTGGAACCGGAACTTCCGACATCTTTCCACCAGCTTCTGCTAACTGACGTAACCCTGCTGCTACCATCTCGTAGCCCTGTGCTACCAATAAATATGCTTCGCTCATGTTCGTACCCCTTTCTTCTATTTCAAAAGTTTCAACCCTTTAATGGATGCCACATATTCCGGTGTTGCTCTTTCATCAATGCGGAGCGTTCTAAGATTGATGCGGTTCATATCTTTGTCATACAGACGAACCGGAACCTTCGTTTCTCTCGCATGATCTAATTCGAACTGCATGCCAGAAGTGATATTGAATCCGAAGACCCAGACCTCATCGCAGCAATCCATGAGTTCCAGCCCCATTTCAATGCCCTGCATTCTCTCGGCTGGTTTCTTCTCATCAAGAAACATTGGAAAATAAAGATGCGGTACAATCGGAACGGCTCCTGTGCCAATCGCAATACGTGCATAGAACTTTGCTTTTTCTGCATTCTCTTCTTCGTTTCCTCTAAACGGTGAACAAATAAAAACTGTCTTCATGGTTTATAACCATCCTTTCTACATTCGGTTCTCATGACCGTGGTTGTCTCGTTATATTGGATAAATAATCGTTTTCTTTTCATATCAGTTGTGGTAAACTGATTGCGATGGGATGATTGCATCGATACTCTTCTGCCAGGTCGAGTGATGTTTTCATTCCCTTCTGTATTTTTAATCCGATACATTTATCCAGCTCCATTTTTGGTAAGTTTTTGAGTTCTTCTTAAGCATTTGGTAAGTTCGTGATTAAAAAAAATTGCATCGAACTCTGCAAATGATAAGTCCAGTTGCTTGACAAGGGTTAGCATCTCCTCCGCTTTGAACTTATTTTCAGAACTGCATTCTTTATGGCACATTGCCTTTTCGGTAATTCCCAAGGCAGCTGCCAGATCCTTCTGACGAAGATTTTTCTCAACTCTCTTCGCCTTCAGCATTCTTACGTTCATGCGTCTTCTCTCCTTTCGTTTAAGTCTGAGGAAATTATATTAAACATTCGGTAAGTTGTCAACACACAACTTTCCATTAGTTTTACATTTCTAATACTCAAAATCTCGATTTTTCCTTATTTTTCAAGCTTTTTCGCACTTAAAAAACTTTCCATTTTTATTTTTCTATTGACACAAATGGTAAGTTCTGTTATACTTTTGGTAAATCAGAAATCACCATGAATTTTTATTTTTTTACAATTAATACTACGAATGAATGCAAAAGAACGTTTGCATGAATGCTGTAGTGCAGGAACTAAAAAGCCTGTCAAGAAAGCAAGCCAGTTGGAGCTGAAATACGAAAACCTCAAGGGACGGTCGAATATATGTATCATCGCTTGGAAACTATAATACAAAAAGATACTGAAGCAAAGATCCCTTATAAAATAATCAAGTAAGCCAAACACTGCAAAATGCTAAAGACGCAGAGCAAAAAGTGCCATGCAGAGCATATGCAAATCTATATTAGAAAGAGGATACCAATTATGACAAATACGATATTAGGAGAAAGGATTTCTGATTTATTACAAAAACATGGTTTAACTCAACGAGAGCTTGCAGAAAAGGTCGGTGTAACTGAAGTTTCCATGTCAAGATATATTAAAGGTGACCGTACTCCGAAAGGACCAATCATCGCTAATATAGCTCTTGCACTTCACACCACTTCCGATTATCTACTTGGTCAGGAAGCTGAAGAAGACTCTGAACTTGAGTATTATCGTACTCAGCGTGCGATTGCTCGGAATGCAAAGAATTGGACACAGAAGCAGAAAGCCGATCTCGTTAACGCCCTTTTTGAGTCAGAAAACTAGAAAGGATTAAACTTGAGAATACTGACAGACAACAGGTGCGAAGATATCAAACAGGAAGTTTCTTTTATGTTTGAAGAGTGCGAAATAAGTAGTTACCCCATTGACTGCTTCGATATCGCAAACAAACTTTATTACGTTTTGAAACCATACTCTTCCCTTACTCCGGAAGAATATATGAATGCCCTCTGTATTGATCCAGACGGCTTTTCTAGAGTAGAAATTAATCCTGCTACTGGAATGAACCAATATGTCATCTATTATAATGACTATGCTCAGTACGAGCGTATGCGATGGACAATCTTCCACGAGATTGGTCATATTTATTTAGGTCATCACGACAATCCCGATGACAGCAATAGTGCCATCGAGGAAGCAGAGGCAAATTTTTTTGCAAAATATGCGATTGCTCCCCCTCCGTTAATTGCCATCACGCATTGTAGTGGTGCTTCCGATATCGCAAACATATTTTGCGTATCAGCTGAAGCATCCGAGTATTCATTCGAATACTACATGAAATGGATGAAATACGGTCCTCGGTGCTATGCCTCTTACGAAAGAAGAATGCTGCGATTATTCCTGGCAGCATAGCAAAAAGGACTGATGAGAGTTCCCATTCATCGGGAACCGTCATAAGTCCTTTTTACATCAAATGTGCTTGTAATTCTATATCTTGTATGATAAAATCCATATAGCCACAATATATAGTGTATTATACATATTTACACTGAAATCTGAGTCAAGAAAGCGAGGTGAAAAACGTATGGAAGAGACAATTAGAATCGTAAAAAGAAATAATGAGGAGGTTACCTTCTCAATTCATAAAATCGTAGAAGCCATTAATGCTGCTGTCAGCAAACTGGTGAATGAATGTCTTGAGGAACTTTATGCCAGTATCCAGAGAACATTTTATTCAATAGTTCATTCCGCATGGCATTGGCTTATGCGCTTGTTCGACAAAGAAAACTATAGAAAGGAGAAATCAATAAGCTGTCCCCTGCACGCATATATTTCGACGGCAGCCCTCTTTTCATGCGTCAAACCTGTCACCTCAGTATTTTGTCGTTTCTCCCAGAGAATTCGAAACATTTACTTACTGAGGACTCAGGATCGCAGTAACGATGCCGACAGTGCTGACAATAATTTTATACACATTGCAACTACAACAGTATAAAACTTATTCCAGCAGGAGGTTACAACATGGAATTAGCAGAATGTATCATGGACTCCATTGATGATGCCATGAAAAATTATACAGAATCCGAAGAATATAGAACAGAAAAAACAGAAATCAACAATATGCTTTCAGAATTCCGCTCTGGTCTTAATCCAGAACAGCAGATCAAATTTAACAAAATAATCGATGCCATCAATACTAGCGATGGCACATTCGCATCAAAAGCATATGTAACTGGTGTTGTAAACGGTATCGCACTGAGACAGAAGACGCTATAAAAACTGAATAAAAAAATTTCGCCCGGCTGAAAATCAACCGGGCTATTTTAATGCATATAGTCATATTGAGTTAAACGTCTTGTTTTCTGTGTCTGAGGCAGACTCGCTTCTGCTGCTTCCCTGCTGCCATGCAATCTATGTTTCTTTACTTGTATCGCTCCACCTTCTTCAAATCGAATCAAATATATCCCTCCCGATACACGTCCAACAGTGCATTTACGAATAATCCGATTACTCTCTATAATGTATACCGTATCTCCAACTTTATAATTTTCTTCCATTCTACCACGATCCTCTCACCAAAAAGAAAAACCAACTCAAAGGGAAATCAAAGCCGGTCCGTCCTTTTCTCATTCACTTATTACCTTGCTGTGTAAAGCAATTCCTTCTACAACACCATGCATATATGCTTCTGAAGCAAACATTGAATTCTGATCCGTCATTGCATCTAATATAGCATTGAATTTCCGACTCTGGCTCTCGCTTAGGCCATCACGAAAATCTGTTACCATATCATTAACGCTCTGCTTCTGTTCTTGGTATTTTTCCGAATGTATATATGCCTGCATTGATTCTTCAAGTGCATCCTTGATTCATTCTTCAAGTTCCATCGTAAACCACACCTCCAATACCGGGATAAATACTGATTGGTCTGTTTAACAAATGTCCTGCATTGGTAGCGAACCTATTTATATTATATCGAACATTAGTTCGATTATCAATTTTATCTTGTCACATAAAAAGACTAGTTATACAAATATCATTTTTGCATAACTAGCCTTTAATTTTTTCATGAAATTTAGCATCAAAATTATTATCAAATCTATTTTTTGGTACAACAAAAAAACCTATTATAATATTCAAAAAATGTTCAACAAAAATCTACCCACGTTCTATATACAAATCCACAATCACATTATTCAATTTTGATAATTTAATCGATAAAAAACTTCACTTGAAACTTAAAACAAACTCTTCAATAAATGTTCCCGGGTATGTCGTAAATAATAAGAATTATATATGTAGTATATATTTTATTATATCCTTTTGGCACCTTTGTTTCTTTAACACTTTATGTTCCTCCTTCTATATTCCGTTTCATCATCTAACACCGATTCGCCAGGGTGTCATCATTCTCATGACACCCATCTACCGGTGAAGGAATCAGCGAGTTAATGATGAATCAGATTGATAAATGCTTTTATCGTCTCAGTTTCTAAATCTGTGTAATGTTTTAATAACAGATCTTCTCTTGCCCGGAATAATTCTTTCAACTCCAGATTATCGGAGATTAGACGATCAATCGCTCTTTTGTTTTCATCCAACTGTCGCTGTAATTCCTGATACTGCTCTGTTTTCTGATACTCCAACTGCTTTTCTTCCGTATACTCGCAGTAGGCTTCAAATAAACAATTTTTCATATCGTTCATTACACACGACCTCCGTAATTAATTTTCTTTATTCAATTGTCAAATTAAGGACAGTTTCATGTTTCTACCGCCTCGGTCTAACACGACCTCCTTCTTGATTTCCATCGCTTCAAAATCAATCAATGCAACAGAAACATTCGCTAATACCATATACCGATTAATCTCTTGAACCAATTCATCATACAGCGCCTCATCATTAAGTATAAGAGTATACTGTGTATTTTGAAGTGGCCGAAAAGATAAGATTCTTCCAAGATTATAATAGTACGCATTTCTACGAGCTACATAATCGGATATCTGGTACGAGAAGCTTAATACGAATTCCCATCTGACCTTGGTACCATCCTGCGAAACCAAAAAGGCGAAGTCTACCTCTTTGTTTTCTCCCAACGAAAGCAACTGATATGTACAGCCACATAACATCAACCTTTTAGAAACAATTCCTAAGGTTATTACATCGCTTTGTTGAAATGCTACAGCTTCAAATTCTTTCGTACTTTCGATTTCATCACCGTTATAACCAGCTGCTATTAAGAATTCCTGGCTGGATAAGCCTATTTCTTTTGCATAACGTTCTGATGCCAATTTGAAACACATTTTCTTTGAAGGCTTGCAAATGCCAGATTTTACTCTGGATAAATGTGCTGGTGATATACCACAAGCTCTACTGTATTCGGATAAACTTCTTGGTCCACAAGCTTTTGATATCAATTCAGCAAGTTTATTCTCATTCACGACTATTGCACTCAACGCTTTGCCTCCTTGTCAGATACTTCTCTTCAATTGGTCATTAAGCCAATTTTGATAAATACATCTTATCATTTCTACTCTATACTGTCAATGCACAATCGTTACATTTTTCTTTTATGTAACGAAATGTAATGATTCATTGATATAAAAAGGACTGCAGAATACTTTGAAACTGCAGCCTTATGTAGAAAACCTATCTATTTCCCTTTGCACGATTATGTGTCTTACACAACATCTGGCAATTACTAACATCCGTTGCTCCACCATTACTCCAAGCTGTAACATGGTCCGCATCCATTTCTGTTTGTTTCCAGATACGAGTCTTGTTATTATCTGACCCCAAAGCGCAAAGAGGACAATTGGAATGCCCCTTTAATTTCGCTTCAGCAGTCTGCTTTGTATATACAGATTTTTTTGTTGGCTCATTAAATACACGTATATTTAATAGTTTGTGATCAACACATCCACCTAAAATATATTCATAAATTCCCTTTTTATCATTGACATAATAGTCTGATAACAATGCTTGAACTTTTTTGGAAACCTCCTGCGGATTATATGCATTTCTATGATACTTTTCATATAATCTACCCCAATCCAATCCTCTCATTGAGCTATCAACGTCATCAAAAACACTAGAGATCCAATCAATAACGCTATTAAAGTAACTTTTCAATTCTGTAATATTCGTATCATATCTATGCCGACTCATGTAAGCGTCTATATTACCCTTACTTACCCAATCCAACGCTGTTTTCAAAAATTCTTGTCTTAATGGAGAACCCGCAATATATGCGCTCCACTTCTGTACATTTGCATTCTGACTATTACTAAATTCTTCCTTTGCTAAAGTAACAAATGGTCCAGAGTGAATTGCATTGGATAATTCTTGGTCATTTAACGGAACACCTGCAATATTGATAGTTTTGAACCACTCTTTTATTTCAGTTTCGGTTCCTTCACATTCATAAATAGTCAACTTGCTCTTCATAATCTTTTCTTTTTGATCTTCCGCAAGCCCACTAAAATAGTGTGGAATTCCATTTGCATCTTTTATTGCAAACTTCCCCGTAACAAATCTACCAAAACTGGTAATACGCTGCTGACCATCCAAAACTTCATATTTATCTTCCGCAACTTTCGTAAAATAAATTAATCCCAAAGGATAGCCTTTTAAAAGAGAATCCACAACAGCGACATCCTTTTTCCCATCAGCATAGATATAGTTTCTTTGATATTCCGGCTGAATAGTCAACTTACCAGATAAACCAAACAAGCCTTTTCCTTCATATTCGTTGTATACAAATCCTTTACATATATCTTCGACTGTTATATCTATTCTTAAATTCGTTTCCATAATTTAACCTTTCTTGCGAATTGCAACACGCTTATATATGCTCTTACCATTAATTGTCGGAGCAGCCAAATCAAAATCTCCGTCTTTACCGTGGTTGAATTCTCCAACAATTTCAAACTGATCTGGATTGTATTTATCTAAGAATGTAATGGGTACACCCATAATACCATCATAATCCTTTGGAATTGCATCTGTATAAGATACTTCAATTGCGTCAAAATTGTCATATTTGGGATAACCCTGCTCTCGAATACTCTTGTGCTTGCTAAATTTAAGATTATCTGCCATTGTCATAAGATGAAGTGGTTGGTGACGCCGACCATGTTCTATATTTGTTAACCACAAACAATTATTCGTTGCAACAATACGCTGGCCATTTTCAATCCTTGCTTCTGTTCCATAAAGTTCATATGCTTCCGGTACGATAAAACCCGAAATCCAACGCCCCATACCATTTCCAAGCCAAATTTCATTATCCATTATCAAGGGAAATACTTCTTTATACAGTACGCAGTTAATATTTCCAATAATAAGAAACTGTTTTTTTGCCTCCATAATCCAAAACAAAAATTCTCTAAACATTGAAAATGGTGGATTTGTAATGATAAAATCTGCTTCGTCTCTTAGTGCCTTCACTTCATCACTACGAAAATCTCCATCGCCTTCAAGATATTGCCATTCCAAGTCATCTATATCTATCTTCCCAGATTTATTCTTTCTTCTTGTTAAAGTAAAAATCTTTCCATGACTTCGTGTCTTCGCTTCATCATACCCGAAGCCTTCCATCTCAAATAATGTAAGTTGATAAGGAATACCTGCTGGTTTGCTATCTGCTGCGTAGCTTGTGCTTATTAACTTCTTCAGTCCAAAATTTTCAAAATTTTGAGCAAAAAATCTAGTAAAATTACTCCATTCTGGATCATCACATGGAAGCAATACAGTTTTATTTCTAAATACGTCTGGATTATATTCTAAGTAAGCATTAATTTCTTTCTGAATATCCTCGTATAGAGTATAAAATTCATCATTCTTTGCTTTCTTGGCATCTGCCATTTTATCATTTAATCGTGCCATTATAACTCTCCTCGCATCATGCTCATTCTCCATCTTCTGGAATAAATTCTAATATATCATTAGGTGTACATCTCATTGCTCTACAAATACTTTCAACCTTATCAAGTGCAATATATTGTCCATTTTTTATTTTTGTAATAATATTTGCTGAAATCTGAGCATTGCGCATAAGCTCTGCATTCGAAATATTTTTTTCAATCATCATGTGTTGAAGTCTTTTATACGTAACAGCCATTCTACACCTCCCAATTTAAACACAGCATATCACATTTCTGTGAATTTTTCAATATTTCTATGTATATGATGGATGATGACACTTAGATAATTATTTATTACCATGATTTTCGCAGAGTTTTTGCATCTTCTCTATTTTCTTCAGCATTCCTTTATCCAACTGTATAAGGCATTCTACCTCTTCATCTGTCACATTCAAAGAGTCCTCCGAGTGAAGAATATTCAAATGAAACATTTTAGTCAGCTGCCTATCACTGAATTTTACTTCCAGCATCCGGTCTTCAATCTCGTGTAAAGAAATGAATCGGACACCTTCCTGTTCGCAAACACCTTCCAACTCCTTCATTGTTTCTTCTCCCAAGTTTCGGAACTTCATAATATCCTCTCTGGAATATTTGACAATATCGGATAATATGTACACATCATTTCGTAATAAAATGTTTTTCAGTCGGGTCGTGATCGGAAGCTCTGCAACCAGCTTCTCCCCTTCTGGTACATACACATATCCCACTTCCAGCAACCTATCCAGACATATATTGCTGAAATGCTTCTGTGAGTATCTTTCTATGAACTCTGATACACTTAATCCCTGGACTTCCGAAATATCCTTAACTCCAATTTCATTCAGAAGCCATTCCAGATTATCCGTTCTGCATCTTTTACTCGATGTCTTCACTAGCATAATTATAACCTTCCATCTTATCTTCCGGTGCATAAATCACCATGATATCTGATCGATCCTCTTTGTGGTCAATATGAACCCAAAAATCACGAATCCAATATCCCAAGCGATGTTCACCCAACGTATATAATTCATTACTATGAAACAAAAACCATCGGATAGCCAAAAAAGCGCATACTATCCCTATTAAACTTTTAATCGTCCATTTTGA